TTAATAGGTAAGTCCATTAGTTAAAAAATGATTCTAAATTTACAGTATGTTCAGTTTTCCATCCAATTGAATCAAGAATGGACTTTAAAGGTTCTACAAAACTCTTTTCAAATTGTAGGTCATAATCAATGTATTTGTCAAGACTAAGTTCTTTTGGAAAGTCTTGAATAAATGAAATAATATTCTCTTGAATGATATTCGGTTTTTTCAAGTATATAAACTTAATTTTTTCACCATTACCAATCAAAGAATACTTATTAGTGAGTTTTTTCTCCTTTATATAATGATTAAAAAGAAGTGCTCCACGAATATGAATCGGAGTTTTATGAGCATAGATTGTAGAGGATGATTGATACTTACGCACATCAGAAGCAGTTCTTGGGAAAGCAATTTGCTCTGGTGGAAGTTTTTTGAATTCTGACCGACATTTATCAATGAAGTTAATCACATCATCTTCAGTGCCACTCATCATCAACTTCAAACCATCTTTAATCATTTGACGGCACGGTGCTGGAGTAGAAGATTTAACTGCTTCAATACCCATCATTTTTAGTTTAGGTTCTTCATATCGAACACCCTCACTGTCCCATACATTGAGAATGTATCGTTTCTTAGCAGTCCAGATTCCACGCTCAGCAATATTCTCACGCTTCATCTGCATCTTTTGATCATAGGCATTTACATACTCAGCCAATTCTTTGTAGCAACCTTCAATATACTTTTCAAGTTCCACCTTACAGACCTTATCAAGGAACGAAACAATGCCTTCAGTAGTTTTCTCTCTTCCTTTGTATATACATTCAACCAAAGGGCCCATATTAAGATAAACAGAATCAGTATCTGAAGCAATAACATAATCTTCACTATCCGTTTTTAGAATTTTGTTAAGATATTGATTGAGTTTATTTTCAATCCAGCGGATTGCAACCTGTCCTGAAAGTGTAATTGCTTCAGCATTTGCTAATTTGTAATAACGAAAATACTGATTACCAATGGCACCATAAGCAGAGTTAAGTTGAATCTTTCTTGCCATCTGAATATTATTACATCTGGCAATCTCTTTTTCTAATTCCTTAGTTTTTTTCTTTTCATATTCTTGCTTAGCAGCAAGCATTTTCTTTTTGTAAATCGTGCGATCTTTGTAGATCTTATCCATCAGTTCTGGAAGAAATCCACGCACATCTTTGCGATACATTGCCCCATTAGCACAGACAGCATAATCTTTATAAAGTTCAAACGTAATTTCTTGATTGAGAATTTTATCAACAGTTACTGTTGGATGTTTTTCCTCAACAAGAGTTTCTGGACTTACATTAAACTGCATAATCAAATGAGGATATAGAGAGTTTAAGTCAAAGTTGACAACCCAATCATACATTCCAGGTACAGGTTCTTTAACATAAGCACCTGCATATTTTGAATCCTTTTCAGACTTTTCTTTGGGAGGAATTACAATATTTTTCTTCTTAAGATAATTGTAAATGATAGTGTCCCACATCCTAACCTGAGAAAATACATCAGCATAGTTTGCCTTAGCATCATATGCCATTGTAATTGCCAACTCAATGAGTTTCATCTTGTCTTCCAAACGGTCAACAAGTTCCACGTCAATGATGTTGTATTCTACAAACTTTTGCCAACCCTTAGTATAGAAATCTTTAAAAGTATCAAACTCAGAGTGGTCTAGTTTTTTCTGCCCCAACTCTACACTTGCGATATAATCAAGTCTATAAGATTCTTGTGCCTTATAGGTGAATTTCTTGTAAAGATTCAGATAATCAAGTTGAGTAATACCACCCACATCATATGAAATGTGTTTGCGTCCAGCAATATATGTTTCCCTTTCAGTCACAAGACCCCAAGGAGACAAACGCTTCATCAACTTTTCACCAAGAATCCTATCAATTCTACGCACAAGATATGGAATATCGTAAAGTTCACTATTCCATCCAGTCACAACCTCTGGAGTATTTGTTTCAATCATCCACCAATTAATAAAGTCATCTAACAATTCACGCTCAGTTCTAAAACCTTTATAGATGACATTATCTTGTTTATTTGTGAATGAACCTTTACCCCAAGTGCGAATTTGTTTTGTCGAATAATCCTGAATAGTAATCAACAATACTTCTTCTGCCGCAGACTCTACATCAGGAAATCCATTTTCAGATGCAACCTCAATATCCAAAGTTGTAATTTTAACTTTGTTAGTATCAAATTTGATTTCTTCTTCTGGATAGTTTTCTGAAATATATTGATAGATATATCCAGTGTTTCCGTAGATCTTAAAGTTTTCTACATCTTCATATTTTTTAATGAATTCACGACAATCTTTAACAGATCCTGGTTGTACTGCTTCAACATATTCACCTTCCAAAGTCTGATATTTAGTTTTTTTATTAGAAGGGACAAAAAGAGTCGGGTTAAACTTCTCCTTAGTCATAAAATGGTGACCATTTTCATAACCACGGATCAGGAAGTTATCCCCGACCATTTGCACATTTGTGTAAAATCTCATTATTCAATAAATTCAAGATACTTTTGAACAACTTCAGGTGTTGGATCAGCAATAGTTAATATATCTTCAGATCTAATCATAAGTTCTGTTTGATTAGTCGCTTCAATCCATCTTTCCAAATAAAAAGTATCACTATCTTTATCTTTTTTCCATTGACATGGATTAATCAATTTACAATTAGGTTCTCCAAATTCCGCATCTATTTCAATAACTTCGCTAATTAGAACATTATCAACCTTAGTCAACAAGCACTTCACATTCTTTTCCATTTACTTTTTCCTCAAACATTGTTTTTAAAGAACTAAGAGGTTCTACAACAGAAACTACCCAATCGGGAGTGACTGCAATATCTTTATCATTAGATAAAATAATCCAAGGAGATAAAGTTATATTGATAATATTTTCTTCATCTTGATTTTTATCTTCCATTAAAACAACAGGAGTATTTAAGATAACTCTATGGGGATCGGAAAATACATAACCACAAGTTTTTTCATCATACAGCAATTCTTTAATATCTGCAATTACATAATCTCCAGTTTTTAATAATGCCAGTTTTGTTGCCATTTTTTGTAATAACCCTCAAATCTATTTTACCAAAAAAAATGGGAGATGTCAACTGGATTTTGCCAGTTGCCTCCCAGCGCCGACGATATTCAGATTTATTTATAGATAATCCTTACGAGCGTGATGCTCTGGAATTATTTTCCCAAGTACGATCCGTAAAAGTCCGTCTTCAAATGTGACTTCGCGTACTTCTGTGTCGTCGGATAAAGTCCACGCTCGTTTAAAACTTCTGCTAGCCACTCCCTTGTGGATAAACGTCCTATCCGATTCGGTATCTGCCTTTTGTCCTTCGACAAAAAGCTTTCCATATTCTGTGAAAACATTGACTTCTCCTTTCTTGAATCCAGCGAGTGCGAGTTCCAAATGGGATTCAACATTATTTATTTGGACTAGATTATAAGGAGGATAATTTGTTGTAGTTTCGTGAAGATTGAATAGACGATCAAAATATTCGTCCATTCCAATACTATTGCGGGTGATTCGTTCCATTAAAGCAGGAAGATCCGCAGCAGTATACCTTGTGAGGTTAGTCATTATGGTAGCTCCTTTAAAAGCGAGTTTGTGTTTTGTGGACCCTTTCGGCATCCAATACTAATTATACAACATACACAAAAAAAGGGAGTGTTGAACTCCCTACAAAATTATTCGGTTTCTTCACCCTTTTTTTTCTTAGCACCAATATTGTACTTAGTTTCTAGAATCCAATCACCTTTGTCCTTATATGCAAGAACTTTGATTTGATTCAAAGGAGCAATATCTTGAATCTTAGTCACATCAACAATCGTAATCAAACCCCAATCAGCAAGAAGTTGGGCAATACGATTACGACGTTGAACATCATTCACAGTAAGGTTTGCGTGTTTGCCATCCAGAGCAAACAGTTCCTTAAAGTGAACAAGGTAATACCTACCTTGCTTATGTAAAATATGGCAAGACTGATAGATTTTCTTTTCCTTTCTTGAAGCAACTCCGATTCGGGTCAAAGTCTCACGAACCTTTAAAAAATCATCAGGTTCATTAAGAATCACTTCTACCATTTGGTCGGGCGTCCACTTCACTTCAGGTTCTTGAACGACACTCATTTTGTTCCTCCAGTTTCAAATTTCGATTTTATAAATGTTAGTTGTTCTTTAGTAAGAATCCTCAAAGCTTGTTTTGCCTTTTCATTACTATAACCATAGTATTTTTTGACATAATCAAGATCTTTGATTTTATCTTGTCGGATCCAGGGAGAAAATCTCTTCTTTTTCCTCAGACTATTTAGCAAAAAATCATATTGCATCTTCTTAGATAAAAAATGATATCGATTCATTTCATTCGCAAACATAATTGAATCAATATGTCCCGAAAAACATCGATTAATAATATAAGGAGGATATTCTTTTTCAAGTAGAAGATCTTCATCAATCAGATTTTTCTTTGTCTGATTAATACTGTTCAACCAATCTTTTAGTTCCATGTTATCTAATAATTTCTAAATCAGATCCTGCAGTCCATAATTCCAAATCTGTTCTAAGTTTGTTGTCTTGAATTAACTTATTATACCTTCGTGTTGCCTTGATCTTCCACCAATCAATTACTTCTTGAGGTTCATAACCAAACTTAGAAATATAATATCTCTTTTTCTCAGTTAGTGTTTTTGCCTTTCGTATACAAATATTAAAATCTTCCAATTTTTTTTCATCCTTCAATGAGTTTTTAATAATAGAAATCATTTTAGTTTGAATCTTTAATTTCTTAGAAGATTTATCTGCAGAGATTAATCTTTCCCCATCATTGGCATTATTATTAAACCACCAAAACATTTCACGAAAATAATCATCATGAAACAAAGGTAAAAAATTACTTTCAGTATCTCCTATGTGTCGAAGATAAGGTTTAAGACCATCATACATGGATACTCCTTTTGTTGTACCGTATAGTGAAGTTGTTTCAAAGTAATGTAAATCAGTTCCATACTTTGAGTCAAATTGTCTTTTGAGTTCATTAGAAGATGCTAAAAGGGCAAGGAGTTTTCCACCAAGGTAATTGTAACCAAATGGTTGTACTGGAACAATATTAAATCCCATTACAAACTCATTATTGATCTTTGATAAAGGTAAAACCTCACCAAAATAATCATTTCTAGGTTTTGAATTGATCGTTGGAGATCCAAACCTAACTACACCAATAATTTTATTTGTGGTGTCCTCTGTGACAATCCATTTAATAGTTCTTCCTGGAATTGCTTCCTCAATTGGATTAGATGCAGTTATATTCAAAATTTCAGCATACAACTCCTGATTATACTTTGATTTCGGTTTAGAACTGGTATCAACCTCATGAATTGTAAATGACATATCATTTGGACTGATACTAAAGTCAGAAAACATTTCATCCTCTGGACCGAATAATTTACCAGAAGAATTGGAGATTCTACTTTGTTTTACAAATCTAAGATAATCATCAATACGATTGAATTTAGAATAATACTCAATAAATTGATCTGCTGCCCAAATTGCATCTTTTGCGGATAATAAACTCATACAACTAAAAACTGCGTTTCATATTCAATAAGTTCTTTTGGAGTTTCAATATAATTGTTAGAAGATTTCATATCTTTCATATACCATTTTGCACCCTGCGCCTTTTCCAATAACTGAATATTTAAATGTTGATATTTTCTATCAGTATGAGCATAAATCTTAAAATCATTGTCCCTATTTGAAGTTAAGAATGAAAGACTTCTATTTTCTTCTGGAGTAACAATGATAGTAGTACATGCCATAATGAATAATTCACGATAAAGATCATAATCATTCAGATACTTATCAGAATTATCCATAATCATTCTACCAATAAATTGAGGAGAATAACAATGATCTTTACAAAGAGCCCATTCAGGTTCTTGTTTTTTCTTCTCTACTGCTCCAACACTAATTAAACCAGAAGGAACTGAAAGAGAATGTACTGTATTATAGAATGAATGAGTGATTGCGCGAACTGTATCCTTACAATTTCTGTTAGTAAACCACTCATCAACATTTGCTTTCAAACCATTGAAAGCAATCCTACAATAGGTTTCAACACGATACTTTTGCTTTGGTTGGAGTTTAGAAAAATTAGAATTCATAATCAGGTTTGTTGTACTTAAGGTACTCAAAAAAGGTAAGTTTCATTTCTTTCTGCGTCATACCACAATGTTTTGCGGCGGCAGGAAGAGTCATTTTAGCACGAAAGAGACCTTCATTTGCCTCTTTAACATTTTCAGGAGTTGTTTTAACTGGATTCTCCTTTAAACATTTATAATCAATTTTATAAGGGTTCATCGAAATTCACACTCGCACATAATTTCAGTAAGAGCAGCAAGAAGATTTATTTCCTGGTCAGCAACGAACGCACATTGGTATTGATACTTAGCAATAACAAGAACGGCAGCAGGAATAGTTGCGGGTGTAAGGCAATCATAAGCGGCGTCATAAATCCTGCGAAGTAGAACAGGAGCATCGTTGTCAAGGTTGGAGACCACCCACTTACGAACTTCTGTGAAGTTTTTGTCTTTAAGGGATTTGATAAGTTCATTTACAGATACATCGGAAAAAGTTGCAAGAATACCAGAGTCAATTTTACCACTAGTAGAGTAACGTTGAATCTCATTTAGAACTCTTCTGAAATCAGGGAAATGTTTTGATACCAATTCGACAACGACTTTTTGATCGTACTCAATCTTTTCTGCATCCAAGATTTGTTGGAGTCTTTTGAAGAAACTTCCTGCAAGTTGGACTTTTTGTTTCCCTTTGATTGTGAAGTCAATGACTGCACATCGGGAATGAAGAGGTTCAATAATTTTGTTCTTGTAGTTACATGTGAAGATGAATCGGCAGTTGCTATAAAATGCCTCAATATTCGCCCGTAGTAGGAGTTGAACGTCGTTGCCTGTGTTATCTGCCTCATCGATAATGATGACTTTGTGTTTAGAAGATCCCGTAAGTGAGACGGTCGAAGCAAAGTTCTTTGCTTGGTTCCGTACAGTATCCAGGAAACGTCCCTCGTCGGATCCGTTGATGACATAATAATCTGCCCCCAATTCATTACATAGTGCTTTAGCAATAGTTGTCTTACCAATACCAGGAGGTCCTGCAAGAAGAAGATTTGGAATCTCACCCTTCTCTACAAACTCCTTGAATGTTTTTTTAGTTTCATCAGGAAGAATACAATCCTCGATCACTTGAGGACGGTACTTCTCCACAAAAAGAAATTCACTTGCCACTTTTCTTACTCCACTCACTTTTGATATTCCATTCTGGTCTAATATAGGAATAGTTTAGATAATCCCAAAATATACCACAATAATCTTCAAAGTCCCATTCAGAGTCAGTTCCATCATAACTCATCAGTTGTTTCCATAATCCATAACATACTCCAAAAAGTTTCATAATTTAGACCCAATTAGGTTTGCGTTGTGGCATACGAAGATAGTTGTCAGACACCCAAGGTTTGGATGCGATGTACCTCTTGTATGCTTCAAATGTATCAATAGTGTCGTCAAACTTCCATTCCTCAGGCATAGCACGAGCAAATGGAGTCACTTCTGTAATCTTACCCTTTGGAAACAAATAGTATGCATCCACAAGGGTCTTATAACATGAGTGAGTTTTATTATACCGCAGACAGTATTCATCTGACAAGTTTAGTCCCCACTTAATTAACCAGTAGGCATTATGGATGCTCTCCAGTGCCCACTTGGTGCAAGGATGATTGCGGAATGCTCCTTTCTCGGTCTTGTATGGGGTTCCATCTGCCTTAGGAAGAGTACCGTACCCATGCCCCCACTTGTCAGAGGCAACAATAGAGAGCATTTGACAGCACTCTAGGGGCATCTTGACAATATGCTTGTCGGGCAGGCAAATGGCGCTCTCAGCAGGCCAGGGAGAAGTTACGAAGATGTTCATTAGAAGCAATACTTTTGAACTACATATCTTACTTTATCGGGTTTAGTTTCCATCCAAAATGCTTCTCTTTCCATATTAACAATAGAGGAACCAAAGTTCTTTACTGAAATCTTTAAATCTTTTTCCAAATTTTCAGAAAGACTCATTATAGATGGAGAAATTCCTAATGCTTTAATTTCTCTCATATTTTGTTTACATGCCTGAGCAACATGAACAGATTCGTGAAATAAAACCATATTAAAATTGTAATGAGGATTTGGTTTTGAAAGAATCCTATCAGTACAAAATATTATAGTTTTTGATCGATTGTCATACCAACCAAATATGTCATGTTTTTTACATATTGGTGCATTTTCAACTGCCCGAATTTTTTTGGAGATCATGTTATAGATCTCCATTCCTTGGGGAGAAAGATAAAGAAGAAAATCCATCAGTTAAAGGAAGAGTCTGGTTCCAAGGCAATATAATACTTCAGATTGTACTTGGAATTCGTGAACTGTGACAGTAATTTTTCTGACACAACCACATCATAGGATCCAGGAATGATCTTAATGTTTTCAACTTTAAAGTTGAACGTAAATTCAGAATCAGTTTCACCAACAACAATAGCATATTCATTAGAAGTGTCATTTTTCTTATCGCGTACCACCAATTTAATAACACCCGCTTCACCGATAGCAGAGAGATCAGGGAGTTGATAAACTGCTGCAGCCTTCACCAGTTTTTCCAAAGAAGTGCTATCCAACTGAAAACAAACATCTTTAGAAGGAAGATTGATCTCTTTCTCTGGAGGAGAAATAATCACATTAGGATCTGCAAAGAAATACTTTACACGTCGCTTACCTTCTTTGATACTTAGATAAGAATCTTCTTTAAAATCCAAATCAGGATCATTATGAAGACTCAGACCATTTAGAAATTGATTCAGATCATAAATGGCAAAATCACGAGGAAACTCTTCAGTAATATCTGCCTCTGCCAGAATGTTTTTTGCGACAGAAATAGTGCGAAGTTTGTTTCCTTTCTTTACAAGAATAGAGTTGTTAATACCAGCAAAATTCTTAAGAACAGTCAAAGTGTTATCAGAGAGTTTCATAGTTTTATTTTGAAGTTTCACTTGTTTTCAATAAGATTAAGATGATTGATCAGGAGAATAGTGTAATGCAAAACCTTGAAAAGATCTGCACGAGGAGTTCCTTTAGTATCATATCGATCAATATATTTGGTCACATTACCAGCACAGAAACCTTCTCGACGATTATGCTTGATTTTATCTAGAGTTTGTTCTTTGCCACCTCCAGTGCGATCAACATAATGTTGTCGATAAGTACTTGCAATATATTCTTCTAGTTGCTTAAGAATTTTATCTTCGTTATATTTCCAAAAACCGTTTTTGTTTGTATCTTCAGTCATGTTCAAATTAAAAGTAATAGTATCAGGGGAAGTGTAGGGATTTTTAATCAAACCAATTCCATCATATTTCCAGTAATCTTGCGCCTCTGAAAATGAAATGGTATCAGTTCCAGATCCACCAAAAATTGTGGAAGATTGAGATGTTTTTGGGATTGAACTTTCGTAAGTGCTCTCAAAGTTTTCAGACATTTTGTTTCATAGTAAAAGGACAAAAGAGGAGGTACATTAACCTCTTTATATTCTATCAGTTTGCTTGCTGCTCGTCAAGGTCGTAAGTTACATGCTCACCTTCAGGCATTTTGAAATCCACATCAATTTTATCGTAGAGTTCCATAAATGCTTGCTTGGTCTCATCATCAAACCGATTAATACAAACTTGAAGTGCTTTTGCTTTATCCTTGAAGATACTATAGGCGCGGATAATATGCACCAGGCGGCGGGTACTGATGATTTCCTCAATACCACCATCATAGAACGTCTTACGGATCACATCAGACCAATCGCAAAGACGTTTGCAGAAATCGCGGTCTTCCACACCCAAGTCCAGAGCAACCCCCTCAAGGATCTTCTGCTCAGTGGCAGGAGCAGGATAGGACTGCTCAAAGGTCACAGGGAAACGCTCAAGGAATGCCTCATTGAGCACGTTGGTGCCGATGAAGCGCCCATCATCACTACCCTTACCTTTGGTGTTGGCAGTGGCGAATACATTGAATCCAGCAGAGGGTTTTACATAACGACCAATCTTTTTCAAGAAGACACCTTTACCTTCCAGAACAGATTGCAGACACAGAATCTTGTTGGAAGCAAGGTCAATCTCATCCAAAAGGAGAATAGCACCACGCTCAAGTGCCTCAACCACAGGACCATTATGCCAAACAGTAGCACCATCTACAAGACGGAAACCACCGATAAGATCGTCTTCATCAGTTTCAATAGTAATGTTTACACGAATCAGTTCACGCTTAAGTTGAGCACACGCTTGCTCCACACTGAACGTTTTACCATTACCCGAAAGACCCGTAATGAATGTCGGATAAAAAAGATTGGACTGAATAATTTTTTTAATATCGTTAAAGTTACCAAACTTGACGAAGGTATCATCTTTATCGGGAATGAGGTTTTGTTCTACTACAGGAAGAACTGAAGGTGCTTGATAAGAACGCTCAATTTCTTCAACACGCTCTTGAGTCACTTCAAGATTCCAACGACCACGATCAGTTTTAAACTTCTCAAGGCGACTAGTAACAGTGGGATAAGAAATGCCCTTAGAAGCACAATAACCACGAACATCACCAGCAGAGAACTCTGTACCAAACAGAGATTTAAGATCGGAGATGAGTTGTTCGTCAGTCACAGAAATTTTACGAGGCATGATGTAGTTAGGTGGTTTTGTTTTGAACTCTCATATTATACTCACAAAAAAGGGGCAGGTAAGTGCCCCTTGTGACGGTTTGGAAAGTGGACTCAACGCCCAAAATTAGGTCCAGGATTTCTATTTTTATTCTCAAGATTTTTAGCACCTTGTTGCATAACCTGAGAACGGGTTTTACCTCCTCTTTCTGCTGCTGCTCCACCACCAGCCCCATAAGTTGTCAATCTGCCACTGTCATTTGTACTTGCTGGTTTAGCAAATGGTGAAGAAACGGTTGGACCTGGTTTTGGTGTTGGTTTTGAAGATTGCATCTGTGCTGCTCTACTTGCACGAGCTTTGTCTCTTAAACCACCAAACCACTCTCCTGGTGCTTCAACGATACTCTGCTTCCACTCTTCACTCATATTTGCCATAATAGCAAGTGCTGCCTGATTAGTATCGGCATAACCTTCGGCAACCAGATACTCAAGAATAACATCAAAGTTATCAAATTCTTCATTAGCAAGAGACTTTAATCCATGCTTCTTAACATGCTCACCTGCACGACGACCTGCTTCGTGAGTTACTGCTGCTGCCTTTGCAACTGTTTTACCAGTTTCTCTGGCAAGTTCCATTGCTTTACGATGACGCTCCATACCAGCAAGAACTTGTCTTGCGATCGCATCACGAATTGGTCTTTTCTTTGGTTGTTGTGCCTTTGCTTCAGTATCAGCACCTTTTGATTCTGGTTCTTTTTTCTCAGTTTCAGTTCTTTCTTGTGCTGCTTCAGATGCTTTCTTTTTTGCCGCTTTCTTTGCTGCTTCTTTTCTATCAATTTCTGCTTTTACTTCTTCATAAGACTTTCCACCAGTTCTTTTCTTCGCTGCTCTTGCTTCAGTAAGAACTGTAAGATCTTCAGAAAGACTATAAACAAATTCAACAAAATTATCAAGACCAACCTTTTCAATCAGAATATCAATACCATCTTCATTGAGTCCATAAGTGTAAAAGTATTCGGTTGCAACTTCTACAATGTCCTCATCGAAGACAGTATTATTATACTCTTCTGCTTGCTCTCTAAGATTTTCATCATAAACCGCATGATAAAGAAGTCTTAAATCGGATACTTGTTGCGTATTCATTTTTTTTCTTTTTATTATAATTTTATTTATTATCTTTACCTTTCTTCCGCTTACCAATATCTACGACTTTATCAGGATTAACATCTACTTTTTTTTCTTTAACAACTGGTTCTGGTTTTGGTTGAAATAAGTCGGTGAATCTACTCATTGGATAATTGATCGAATTCATTAAAAATTATTTATCATGCGACCAACTTTATAAATTCACCCAAAATTTTCTTATTCATTTTTTTAGTTTTAAGACTCTTAGCAAAGGCAGATTTAATCTGTGCTTTTGTAGCATCCTCTGCAACAGAGAATTCAGATTCCTGTGAAAGAGAATTTGCAGAAAGACCAAAATAAGAATGATATCCAGACTTCTTGATGGTAAATGCCTTCTCTTTTTTCCAAGAATTCATCACTTTATCATATTCATCACCATAATATCCATAGTAACGGCGAATAAAGTATCCAGCATCACGAGACTCAAGAACACGAATACCAATAAAGTTGATGTCAGTAAACTTATCCCTCAAATTACGAAGAAGAACATCAGTAAAATCATGATATTCCCCATCACAAGAGTAAGTCATTCCAGTCTTACGATCCCGAATAAAGGCATTTTGTCCAATATGTGCAGTTCCCATATAAGGTTCTTCTTCCCATCGGCGTTGAACTTCATGATGATATCTAAGAAGGCATCCCTCACCATCAGTTAAAACAACACACTGAACCTTTTGAAGTTTGTTTTCTTTCTGAAATTTAGGAAGAATTTGATGCAGAGCAATCAGCGATTCATTCAAGGGAGTTCCAGAAAGAGTCAAACCTGGAGGAGTGCTGTAATAACAGTGGGAATTATAAGCAAAAGAAACTGCAAGACGAAATACATTTTTCATTTGCTCTTCAAGAGTTTTGCCATTCACTTTACTAGTAAGAAGGTTCATCAAAGAGAACCATTCACCAACCTGAATAAGTCCATCTTTCTTTTCGTAAGAAAGTTGACGCATATTTGCTTTACCATTCTCATCATACTTCACTAAAGGATAATCAGAAGTAAAGGCATAAACCTCAAAAGGAATAGAAACCTTTTTACAAAACCACACAAGATTAAAAAGTTGCTTGATGGTATCTTCCATCACATTTGACATAGATCCAGACCAATCAAGAATAAAAACCAGTCCATGGTTTTTGCCATCAGAAAGTGTAGTTACTTTCTTAAACAAATCTTCATTATATTTGTAGGTATGAAGTTTAGAGCAGTCGAGAACGCCAGTGCGAGAAGTTGTAGCACGAGCATAAGAATCTGCTGCCTTACGACATTCAAACTCTTTCACAAGATAGTTGACTTCCTTTTGAGCAGAACGCTTAAACTCGGCAAACTTTTTATCAACTGCAGCAAAAATATCCTCATATTTCCATCCTTGTTCCTCAACATAATTTTTCCAATATTGCTTGCAATTAGAATGAATTTCTTCATTTGGGACAATGACTTTATTCAGGTCAAGTTGAGGCAATTCAAGATAGACATTCTCATATCCATCGTGATTGACAAGTTCTTTCAGTGCTTCTTCCAGAGAGTCCATCGTTTTGACTTCAGGTTCTTCATCCTTCTCGACACCCTCATTTGTGGGTTGTTGTTGCTGTTGAGAATTCTCATCAGAAGAAGGAGCACCATCAGAAGATTCGGACTCAGGTTGGTCGTTTTCACCCTCCTGCTGATCAGAAAAATCAGAGGCAGGTTGCTGACTCGCACCACTATCCTGAGACTCCAGATTATCCATAGGAGTCTTGGTTTCTTCCTGTTGCTTTTGCTTACAATACTTGTAGAGTGCCTCTGCTGCAATTAGAACATCGGCAAAGGTCTCAGTATCGGCAATCAGATTGATGATTTCAGTCTCTTCACCACGCTCAATCGGCACATCAACATAGTTACCAATCTTGAACCACAGGTTTGCACGGTCAGCAAGGTTATAAGTTTCTACATTATCATCTTTGATTTGAAAGAAGTCATCATCGGCAAGTTCCTTGTAACCGTTATAGAAGGTCTTGGCGAGACCAGCATAACGACGCTTCATCAGTTTCTCAATGCGAGCATCCTCCACCACATTCACAAACTGTGGAGGAATCTTGTGTTCCTTCAACCAATCCTCATCAGGAGTATAAAGTGCGTGACCCACCTCGTGACCCACCAGAAGGTCATAGACGGTGTTGCTTGCCTTCTCCCACATCGGCAGAGTCAGCACACGAGTATGAACATTGAAGCAGGCAGTCTCTACTTTCTTGTGCTCAACCACAAGGTCTTCGGTAGCAAGAAGTTTGGCGAGTTGAGACTTGATTTCGTGGCGGACAGTCATAGATTTGTTGCGTATGAAGTCATTATACAAAAAAAGGAGGTCTTGCGACCCCCTTGGTGGACAGTTTGAAAAGTGGATCAATTTGGGCGGCGCTTTTGCATCATAGCATCATTTTTTTTATCACCAACACCAAGAACTGTCTTTGCAGCACCTTTTATGGTATGTCCTACAGGATCTGCAAGATTCCTTTGAAAATTTCTAGCACCCTGTTCAGGTGTTGTTCGTGGATTAGAAAGAAGTTTTCCGGCAAGTTTCGATGCTCCTACACTCAATCCCATACCTTCAATAATTGTTTGCTTCCACTCCTCACTCATAGCACCCATGATTGCTTCTGCGGATTTCTCATCAGATGCAAAACCTTCATCAAGAAGATAATCAACTAAAACTTCTTCACGAACTGAACGAGGATTAAAACCAGAAGATGATCCACTTCCACCCATCAAATGTTGGGAATAACCATAACCAGATGAACCTCTACTTGCTCTTGCTGCTTTTTCTTGCTCATATTTTTCAGCAGGAGTTAATGGTTTTTTATTTGCCTTTCTTGCCGCTGCTCTTTCTGCCTTTGCTGCATCTCTGTCAGCAATTTCTTTTTTTAATTGCTCAACAGTTTTTTTTGATTTTCTTCTTCTTGCTGGTCTTCCTTGATCTTCTACCATTTTATCAAAACTTTTTAAGTATTTATAAAAAAGAAGCGTCTCCGCTTTGGAGACGCTTCTTGAGTGCTTGGCGTCGTGCCTTTGCTTGTCGGAGTGCTTGTGGTTTGAGTTTCCGCTTTTGCTCTTTTTTAGAGTGATGCTGCCAATTTGGAAGTTTCATTTTAGGTTACAGACCAGTCTATGACCGTGCGAATTTGTTGGTTATATGACCATACAGATTTTAGCATATCAGCGTTCACTCCGTTCGCTTCCATCTGAACTATGAGGGAATTCAGATCTTTCGGGAAACAGGTGCCTCCAAATCCACGATCATTATCAATTCCGGGAACCTGTGCATGAGATTTACCAATTCTGCTGTCAGAAGTCACACCATCACAAACTGTTTCATAATTCATTCCAACTGCTTGACACATATCATACATCTTATTAAAGTATGCTACTTTAAAAGCAAGGAAACTATTGGCAAAATATTTAATTGCCTCACTTTCATCTGATGTAGTTATAACACTTGGAATTTCTGGAAATACAGTCTTAAAGAAATTTACAAACTGTTGACAAAGATTTTTATCTCCACCAACAACATTTCTTTCAGAATTTCTAAAATCTTCAACTGCGTTTCTAGCAGTCAAAAATTCTGGATTATGAATTACTTTATATTGTTTAGAATATTTTTTAGTTGTTCCAACAGGTACTGTTGATTTAATTATAAAAATACCATCAATAGATTTTGGAAGATTTTGAAAAAAATTATCTAAAATGGAAAGATCACACTCTCCAGTTGATTTCATAGGAGTTGGGAGGCAAACAAAAATAAATGCTTGCTTTAAAACTTCTTCCAATGTATTAAATGATTTATTTTTATCAACATCAAAAACTTTACAAGTTACTTTGTCTCTTAAATTTTGATATACAGCATTTCCGACAAATCCGTTTCCAATAATTCCAATCATACGCTCATCCTACTAAATCCTTTTACTTTATCAAATTTTACCACATTTTGAAACTTATCTTCAAGTCCAGTCTTGTGAGAAATCACAAAAACATTAGCATCTTTAATCACATAACGAATAATCTTCAGGAACTCATCGGTTCCGAATCCATCAAGTGAAGAATCAAATACTTCATCCATAATTAGCAAATTAGTATTAACAGAATTTTTTAACTTAGCAACTTCTCTCCAAGTAAAAAGAAGTGATAGGTCAACTCTCATTTTCTCACCTTCCGAAAAAGATGAATATGAAAAGTTTTCATGAATTGGAGATTTAATTGTTTCATCAAATTCTTCGTTTAAATGGAAATTAATATAAAAATCCATCATTTGAAGATAACGATTCACCTGCTGATTTATGAACGGAAGATACTTCTTGATTATCTTCGTTTTAACGCCATCATCCTTAAGTAAGGAGTAGGCAAAATCGTAATAAACGATTTGTTGTTTTTTATCTGAAAGATCTTCGATTGTTTTTTGGAGATTTTCTTTGAATTCTTCTAGTTTCTCATGTTCAGTATTTCGGTTTTCAAGTTGTTCGGTAATTGTTTGAATTTCAGTTTCAAGATCTCGGATTTGTCTCTGGTTGAGGGAAATCCTAGTATTGTTTTGAGAAATCTCATGGTTGAGTTTCGTAATCTCCTTAGATAGAGCAATAAATTGACGCTCTCGTTCATGTTCTATCTTTATAGTCTCTTCCAGGTCTTCATAACCTTTCTTGAGTTCCTTTGCTTTATTTTGAGCGTCTGTAATTCTATTTAACCGAAACTCTTCTTCAATTGTTTGAGTACAAGTAGGGCATACCGTATTTTCAGTAAAAAACTTATGCTCTTTCGTAATAACAGATACTTTCTGGGAGATTTTACCTTTAAGGTTGTTTAGTTTTACTAACTTATCACCAGCACCAACAACTTCTTCCTGCTCCTTCGTATATTGAATAATACCTTCCTCGGTCTTAGCATTTTCAATCATATAAATGCCAACTTCTTTGTCTAGATTAGCAATCTTTTCTTTGTTGGCGTTTATATTGGCATTTCCACGATTCTCAAGTTCTTCAATAAAACTTTCTTGCATACTAATTTTATCTTTAAGATTATCTCTTCTTAAATTTAAAGTTTTAATCTCTTCCTTCTCTTCTTTAATTTTTTCCTTTATGATACTTCCCATGGCAGAAAAAACACGAATGTCTAAAAGGTCTTCAATTACTTCACGACGATTTGAAGAGGTAAGTTGCATAAAGGGTACAAAATTACTACTACCCAATATCACAATTTGAGTAAAAGATTTATAATTTACTTTAAGAATGTTTTCTTCTAAGATTTTTTGATTAGCACGATCATCTGATTCTTTATGAAGAAGAACTCCATTTACTTCAATATCAAAAATATTTGGTTTAATTCCACGACGAACCAAATATTTTTTATTATTAACTGAGAATTCAATTTCAACTACACAATCCTTTTCATTTACACTATTAACGAGTTGTGGTTTTGTAATTCCTCTAAAACTTTTATTAAAAAGGACGAATGTAAGGGCATCCAACATAGTTGACTTTCCTGCCCCATTTGTACCAATTATAAGATTTGTACTACTTTTTTGAAAATCAATTTCGGTAAATTGGTTACCAGATGAGAGAAAATTTTTATATTTGATCTTATGAAATAACAACATTTTTAGGAGGGATTACAATATCATCGGGGGTAATTATAGAATACTTGTAATTATACATTTTACAAGTTTTTATGGCGAGTTCAGCATCAACTTCAACTACATCCATCTCAGCATCTTCTTGGTCTTCTAACATTAAAGCATATCGAGTAGCATCATCTTCTTCCTCAAAAAGAAATAAAACTTTATGCCCATACTGATCTTGGACAGCATATGCTCCATCATCTTTTCTATCTTTAAGAGTTAGAAGAAACATTTTACTCTACTTGCGATGCTTGCTGATAAAGATCTTGAATGATCGTTTTAATAATAGTTTTATCAAGGTTAAATTCAGAATCATCTATATAACGATTTAATACAGAAAGAGTATTTTCGTCTTCATCTATTTGAAAATCTTCATTTTCCTGAATTTCAAAGTTTTCAATAATTTTTAATTCTTGAACACCAACATTATAAAATTTATCAATAAATTTTTCAAAATCTTTTGGTTTAGATTTTTTACGAACAATTACTTTGACAATTTTGTTTTGATACTCTGTTGCATCAAATAATTGATATGGAGTATCTTCATAATAAATGTTATAAAATAATTTATAAGGATTATTAATTGGAGTGTGCTCTAATGTTTCTGTATCAAAAATATGGAAACCACGAGTGTCATTCACATCAGTCCAATACATTTCATAGGGATTTCCTAAGTAGAAGATTGTTCCATTAGTCGATCGAGTGTGATAATGTCCCGAGTAGACCCTATCGAACTTGTCAAATAATTCGCTCTCCAAACCATGTTCCATGATGAGTTGTCGATTAACTCTAAATCCTTGACATTCAAGGTGCCCCATCGCACACTTGCAAGTCGTCTTTTCAATAAGTTTAAAAGTAAGTTCTTCATTTTCTTGATTAATCCAGGGTAAAAATAAAATATTCAATCCACCAAGATTTACTTCAGTTGGTTTACTATAAGTTTTAATATTTGAATAAGTTTGAAGAAGAAGTTCTGGAGAATTTACGTTATTAGTATTCTTAAAATATACATCATGGTTTCCTGTGACCAAATGTATGTTTATTCCCATTTCAGCAGCAGGGTCAAACACAACCCGTTTAGACCACTCTAATGCTTTAAAATCTATAGATTTTCTATTATCAAAACAATCTCCCATATGAATAATTGTTTTGATATTCTTTTCATTTAAAGTTGGAAAGAATACATTTTTATAAAATAATTCAAAATAATCGTGAAGATGTTGGGAAGTCTTTTTTGCACCGTAATGTGTATCACAAATTAAACCCACCTTCACTTTTGTTGTCTCCTACTATTTTCTTTTGCGGTTTTCATAAGATGCTCTTCGCGTGTAATAATTTGAAGATTGTTGGGATGATGCAACCCACCCTCAAATAAGGGAATAATGTGATCTACATCATACTGCATACCAGTAGTAAAAGTCAAGTGTTGTGCTTGCTGATATATGTCCTGAATTTGACGAAGTTCTTCTTCAGTAATTTCTATCGGTATTCCTTGTTTTAATCTAGCAAATCTTCTTCTTTGTTTTTCACAATTTACTGCTTTTCCTCTTTCACTTTTAGAATATTTTCTTTTAATTGAATTTACTAACTCTCTATTATCCTCATAATATTTTTGTTTCTTTTCTTTTGTTCTATAAGAAGACATCAACTCTTTATTGTTAAGTTTTTCCAATCCCTTTGATATAGCACAAGGGACACAGTTATAACTACTCACATATTTTTCATAACTACCACAATGTTTACAAGCAGTAGAACCAATATAAGTTTTTTTACCTTCCTCAATTGCTTTCTCCCGAGCAGCACTTTTTTGAGTATACCCTTTTAATTTTGCCCTTTCTTTATTCTTCAATAGATTTTCCGCCATTATTTTTTTTCGTTCTTCTGGCGTGTATTTTGGTTTAGTCATATCTATTTCTAACTCCAAAGTATATAATTATTTATAACATTTAGGAGTTAGAAAAAGTTACTTATTTCTATATTGAATAGCATCTTTAATACTGTTGTATTCACTACTATGCCCAGAAAGCAAGCTATCGTCAACCATCATAACCTCATCAAAACCAGTCTTTTCAATAATTTTAGATTTAATTTCTAATTGACGTTTTTCTTTACCAATTCTTCTTATAAAAGCATAATGAATAATTTGAGTAAAGTATGAAAATGGATTTGTTGATTTTTCTGGGTCAAAGTTATGAATATACTGAACACAATTTTCTATACCATCAGAAATCATATCCTCACGGAACATATAATTTACAAAATTTGGTTTATATGAAAGATGTGTAGCGATCTTTAAAAAACATTCTCCAATATAATTTGGAATTGGAGGTTTTCCTTCCCAATGCTTTCCCCTATCCTCTCTAGTTGGAGATCTATTATTTCTCTTAATAAATTCTTCTTCTACTTTTTTCCTATAAACAATTAAAGACTCTAAAAATTCTTTATTGTTAACATAATGTTCTGACTTTGCTTTAGACATAAAATTAATTTATATTCGATTTAGAAATATTATGTCTATTATAGCACAGAATAAAAAACTTGACATAAGACTCAAAACCATGTAGACTACCTTTGTCCCGGTTGAAGATGAGGCTTTAGCTTTCTTTAATACCCTTAAAGATTCTTTCGAGTTTCTTTCGAGCATCTTCAACAGAAGAAAGATATCCCATTTTTGATGATGGTTTTACTTGTCCTCCAGGTTGATAAGTTTCAATGCTATTATCATCTTCGATATAATTATTGTAGATGTCAATCATTTTATTGTCTTTAGTTTCTGTCATTGTAATAATTTTATCAAGTTTTATAATAAAGAAATCATCATCCGACATTTCCATCCATGATTTAACTTTAATATATGTTCCCTGATGATTTGTAATCATTTTCATAGTGATTGGATTTTGGAGAACTAAAACTGGATCTCCATCATTTTCATCTACCATGACTAAAGACATAATCTCTTCACCAGAAACTAATTTTATGATTGCGTAAAAATCTTCTCCCATTAGTTTTTAAAAGGTATGTTTACAATGTCATAGTTGAAATTTTCTTCATTATAGACTTTAATCCTTTCGATTAAGTGATTAAGAGTATAATTCTTTCTTGATTTATAACTGATATCATCGGCAATGTCATATAAAGTTGCTTTTGTCTTATTATTTCCTTTTCTTAGGACTCTACCAATTGATTGGAGATTACGGATTCTAGACTTCGAAGGTGATGCAAAAATAACATTATGTAAATTCTTGATGTTAATTCCTGTACTAAACGTTCCATAGGATGCCACAATAATCGCATTATTTTCCTTTTCAGTAATTTCTCTTACTTTCTCACGATTTTCAGTATCAACTCCACCATGCACAAAAAATACATGACGATCATCATTAGTACTCTTATTTATTAATTCATATAAAGGTTGACCGTGACCTTCAACACGGGCAAAGAGAATCAAAGTGTTTCCTTTGAGATCAAGAGCAAGATTCTTGATAAACTTATTTCTTTTTTCGTGATTGATGATATACTGGACTTCATCTTCAAAAGTCTCAAAACGATTCGGTGGGTGTTTCAATAGAAGAATGTTGATGTCTAATGTGGCAACGTGACCTTTCTTCATTAACTCATCAGTTTTAATAATCTTATATGAAGGACCAAATAAACCCTCTAAAACCCACTTATGAGTTTGACTTCCATCAAGTGTTCCTGTAAATCCGAAACGATATTTACAATCAGAAAGTTTTGTCATTATAGATACTAATGACTTTGATTTAAACTGGTGTGCTTCATCTCCTACGACCACATTAAATCTTGAGAAATATTGTCGAGGAAGTTTGTAGATGGACTGCCAGGTAGTAATGATTACCTGAGAGTCTGTTTCTCTTTCTTTCCCAGCATAAATCTTGTGGCAGTATGACCCCACATCAAACCCATAATCTTCAAAATCTTTATACATCTGCTCTACAAGGGATGTCGTTGGGACAACTACGAGAATATTTTGTCCTTTCTCAACGTAGTATCGGACAATCGAATATATCATCAATGACTTTCCAGAAGCAGTTGGAGATATCAACAACTTTCTATTATGTCTTAAAGCGTCGTATACTCCCTCAACTTGGTAATCGCGGGGAGAGTACTTGCAAATAGAATTCATATAATCTTTTACACCTTCCTTTGAGATATTCTCATTTATCTCAAATGGAAGACCATAATACTTATTGTTTCGAAACTCATAAGTGTAATCGTGTTGTTCACAAAATCTTATGAGTTTATCTAATAGACCAACATATATTTCTTGCGTATTGATATTGAACAGGTGAATGTAACCATCCCACCACTTATTCTTGTAAGCAGGTGCAAACTTGGCGTTTGGTACTTCAAATTGAAATGCGTCTCTTAATTCATAGTAGACGTGTGGTTCTGCTTCAACTTGAAGAAATACCTCATTCTTCTTTGAAATAATCAAATGTGACATTCATAACATATCAGTTATGATTATTTATTTCTGTTAATTAAACCCCGCTTGGAAACGATTCCATTCAATTGCATTCTTGATTTGAAAAGTTCTATTGGAAACTGTCTTGATAATCTCCTCAAGAAACTTCAACATAATGTCATAGTATCTAATTTTAAGGTCTATTTTATTCAGTCTCTCATCAGCGTCTAGATGCCTCTGTAACGCCTCTTTGTCTCTAACTTTATATGGGAATGGTTCTTCAACATAAACCTCTGCTGGTGCCTTTCCTGTATAGTAGTTGTATCTTTCTAGTTTGACCCTACTATAAGTTTCTCTTGCCTTTTCTCTAAGAAGAGTAATTGTATTGTATATGGTATAATATTTGGAATGAAGTTGTGGAATTTTTAAAGATTCATCGTGCAAATTATCAGGATCAATGACAGAATCTCTCTGCCACATCTCCTGGATTTCATCAAGTGTCATAAAGGTTTGTTTTGCATATTTAAGATGTTATAGATAGTATACTTGAAAGACACCTCTGCTGTAAAGTAATTAATATCAGTATCCGTAGCAGTAAAATCCAAAGAAGTTAAAGAAACTGGAAATAAATCTTTAAATCTAACTTGAACCTTGGGATTATAGTTGCTGTTTAATATAATCAAAGTAGCATCACTAAAAAAATTCAAAGGATCTGAAACACCAGATTCCATCAATTTATCATCAAATTGTTTAGGTGTTTCTGGAAATCCAAGTGCAGTTAACCAGTTATGAATTGTTGTATAATTAACTAGATCTTCATCAACTAAAAATCTTAATTTTAAATCTTCATACTCTAATTGATCTCCAGGAACATCTATCCTTTTTAAATAAGTTGATTGTGTCTCAGTTTGTAAAGTTATTTGAGGTATTTTTGCAGAATTGCAGAAAAATGAAACTTTTGGATACTTAGATAAGGTAAATTGAAACCCTACAGGAGATAAAAAGTTTCTATTTGATATTTGTTTAGCAAATGGAGAAGTTGCCATTATTTTATTGAGGGGAGAACATAGTGCTTCCAACAAATCTCTTTACAAATTTATCAGAATAAGATGAATTTTGTTTTGGATTTTGTTTTTTTGGTTTTAGAGATGAAATAGGAGAAGGCCCTGCAACTCTCATAGCAGATTGAATATTTTTTTGAACCGTTGGATCACTAAGTTTATATACGCTATTTGGACTTATTGGATCTCCAACTGCTTCATTCATGAATTGTTGAAAAGTTTTCATTCTTTTTATTTTTATTTTTATTTAGATAAAAAAAGACCCCCTTTCGGGGGTCTGATAGATATGGGAATCGAGATCACATAAGGTTAGTAACCTTGACTCTTCTGTAGTAGGTGTTGGTGTTACGGCTAAGAGCACCTTGACCCTGAGTAATACCTTCAGCAAATGGGTTAGCAACAAGACCGTAACGGGTCTTAAAGCCAATCTTGGGCTGGAAGGTGTTCTCACCAACTGCACGTACCATCTGGAGAGGTACATATGGGCAGTAGAAAAGACCAGCATCATAAGGTGAAGAACCCTTATAACCTACAACGTAGAACTGGTTAGCAGAAACGTTTGCAGCATAAGGATCGATATAAACACGATACTTACCTTGCAGAACACCAGCGAAGGTGTTGCCAGTGTCATCAACGTTCAGGTTAGCGTTCAGAGCAGGGGTATAATCCAGAACACCTGCCATGGTGAGTGCAGAAGCAACGTCAGCAGAGCAGAGAATCATATTACCCTTTCCTCTACGAGTTTGCTGTGCAATTGCGTTTGCATCGCGCTCGATTTGGAAGATAAGACCCTTAAACTTCTCAACAGACCAACGACCGTTGGAGTCAACGTCGAGGTCGAAAGTACCAGAAGTAGCAACGTTTGCTTGAGCACCAGGCTTAGCAACGTTATAGATGGTACGGATGATTTCGCGGTTGATTTCAGCAAGAATCTCAGTTGAGAGAATATTTGCTAACTCAGCCTCAGCATTCAGACCATGAATTGCCTTCAGGTCTTGTGCGAGTTCGAGTGAGTACTCAGCCTTCAGTGCGCGTGACTTAGCGGTTACGGTGACTTTCTCGATTGAGAATGCCATCTGGTTGAAATGATCACCGCTGCCATCACCAAGGTTTTCTGCACTGTCGGTACGCATACCTTGACCTACGTTGTAGGTGGTTGCATCACCAGTTGCAGGTGCAGTACCGTCAAGAAGACCAGGATTAGTACCTTGCTGTGCAGTAGTACCCATACCAACAGTACCATTGGTGAATCCACTGGTAACATTGAATCCTGAATCTTGTCCAGAGAATGCCGAATCTACTTCGTTGTAGAATGTTTCGTTTCCACTCTGGTTGTTATAACGAGAGCGCATTGCAAAGATGAGTCCAGTAGGACCGTTCATTGGTTGAACGCCACACAGATCATAAGCGACCAGATTTGGCATTGAACGGCGGATAAGACTGATCAGAACAGGATCGAAACCTGCGGTAGGACCAGCACTGAATCCTTGTGCGCTACCACCAAATCCAGCAGCACCAGCACTAGATGCGGTGAAGTTGGTTGGTGATTCATAAAGGAACTCGCGTGATTCGCGGAGTTCTTTTTCTTGGTTTTCGAGCAGGATAGCGGTTACAGCTCTACGATGTGAATCTTTGATTTCATCGAGTCCTGAGTAGTCCAGGATAGGTGCCCACTTCTCCTGCAAATATTCTGCATTGAACATTTGCATTTGTTTTACCTCTTTTAAAAAATTTAGTTTGATTAATATAATTTAAAAATCACTTTTTAGCGACTCTGCTAAGAGTCTGAAGATATGCTCCCATCATAGGAGATACAGATTCGGTTAAATCTGAACCATAAGAAACATCTTCAGATAAAGTTTCAGAGTCATCTCTTTGAGTACCAGCAGGTCTGGTTGGGAAATATGATTCCCTCAGAGTTACCAGTTTCTCACGATAGTTCTCTTCACTATCAAACTCAACATTTTCTGCAAGAGAAGCGAGTTTGTCCTTCTGAGAAAGTGCGAGACCCTCAGCGACATCTGCAAAGATTACATCAGCAACCGACTCAGCTAATCTTCTGTTGAGAGCAACGTTTCTTTCGATTTGCTCGTTGAGTTTTGCTTCCATTTCATCAAGTTTATCTACCATACTCTCGATTACATCATATCTATCTTCAGGGATTGAAACATAATGATCTTCAAAAAGACCTTTCATTCCTTGAATGAAAGATTCAGTCATTTCGGTCTTAAGACCATGTTCAATAGCGAGTGCATTTTCATTAATCCACTCGTCACAAACATATTCAAGATATGTATCTAAACGCTCAGTAAGTTCGTGCTTAATAAATTGAACTTCTTCGATAAGAGCATTCTCATATGTTTCTTGAAGTTCTTCTTTAATTTCAGAAACTTTTGAACGAATAGCAGCTTCAAAAATAGTACGTGCTTTTTCTTGAAACTCTTCAGAAAGTTCTTCACCAGCAAGAAGAGCATTGACATCTTCTTCGATGTTAAACTCCTCTTCTGCAACTACACCTTCTTCTTCGTCCTCTTCTTCTACACCTTCTTCTTCGTCCTCTTCTTCTACAGATTCATCTTCAACAATTACTTCTTCTTCATCTTCTTCAGAAATAATTTCAGATTCTTCATCTTCAGTCTCTTCTTTAACTGAAGCTGCTTTAGCGTTAACAACATTCTTTACCTGAGCAAGAGTTGTTGCAGGATCTTTGAGTTTTGCAGAATCGTCATCTGGACGATAGTTTTCTGGAGTAGGGCCACCTAAATCTTCCCATGCACCAGTTTGCCCAGGTGTTACGACACCAGAAGCATTTCCAGATTGCAATGGTTCTGCAGGTTTTGCGCCTTTGGTTACTACGTTTTCCATTTCTTGTAAATTTCTACCAACGGACATTTTTGTTTAGATATTTGTATATAATCTATATTTATTTATAAATTAAAGATTTGAAAGAAACTCTTGGAACAATTGTACTTTGTTCTCCTGCAATATTCTTTCATCAACTAATGTATTAATTTTACGCTGAGTTGATTCTGCAAGTTTTTCACGAAGAATTCCTCCATCCCAAATCCACTCTTTTCCTTCCATAATTCCCTGAACAAAAGCATCAGGAGCAGAAGGATCCGCTACAATATCAGCAGCGGTAGCGAGCATAAAATCTTCACCAACAATTTTATGACCTTCATTGGTCATCTTAAGTGAACCAACACCACGAGAAGAGACTCCTAAGCAGACACCTTCATCAATAAGTGATTTTGCAATCTTACCCATCGGAGTTTCAAGAAGTTGTGCCTTACCTCTAAAGTTTGATCCTTCTTGAGTGAGAGAAATAATCTTGTGAGAAACTCTGTCAAGGTTTACAGTTGGACCGTCTGGGTGTCCAAGTTCTCCAAGAGCACGACCTTTATTAATAAATGCCTCAGTATATCTCTGAACTTCACGAGAAAGGGTATCCATAGGATACATTCTACCATTGCGGTTGCAAATGTCTCCCTGAAGAAATACACCTTCAATATACATTTTCTTTTGAGATCCTTTTCCTTCGGTAATAAATTTTACCTTTGAAATTTCTTCTGTGATGAGTTTCATTTGTTTAATTTGTAAATCCTACTTTTGTACCTTTAACTTTATTGCTATCAGCATATACACAATGATTTGCTGTTTTAACAATTTGTTCAACAGTTCCTCCTGGCATTGTTATTGATCCAATACCAGTTCCATTTTGAGATTCTACAACTGTTATAATATGTGAAGCAGTATCTGTGTTCACAAGACGAACAACTGTTGCAGCACTAAAACTCGTGGCTGTTCCAGTAGTAATTGGCAAATTTAATTCATCTGCTAAAATTTTGGTTGTCATTCTCCTTCTTCCTGATCTTGTGTATGATCTTGATCTTCAGAATCTTCAATACCAAAAAGTGCATTTGCAACATATGGTCGAATCTGATCAATTTTTTCTGCAGATTTTGCAAAAAGTGCTGATCTAATGCTGTCAGAAATTTCTGATGGTGAAGAATCCATCGCAATCAAATCTATAATGTTATCCATAAATTTAATTTATTACTATAAGATTATTTATATTTTACCACCTTTCGGTTTTACAACTTCTGGTTGAGTTGGAACTTCTTCTTGAGGTACTTCTTCTGGTGAAACTGCATCTTGTGGAATTTCTTCTTCAGGAATTGGATTTCCCATTTCATCTACAGGAATATTTGGATTTGGAAGAATTCCCTTTTCAATTTCGTCTTGAATTTGTCCATCAATTTCTACAATTTCTGAATCAGTTTGTCTAAGAATTTTTTTGCGAACATACTCTGTAGAATAATATTTTCCAACGTAGGGTTCTACAGTGGTTGCTAGAGTAAGTCTATTAGTCAACAATTCTGCTTCTTTCAATTCTGCAAAATGATTGTCATATAAGAAATCATATTGAATATGATCACTCATTTTATCCCAATCTTCTGGAGTAACAATATTTTTTAAAACAAGTTGTGTGCGTAGAATATCGTTAAAGAGATTTGCAAAACGTTTTCTTAAACGACCTACGAATTTTGAAAACTTTAATTCATCACGAAGAATTTCTGAAGATCTTCCTAAATTAAATCCATCTCCACCCCCAGCAATTCTAGATTCTGGAACACCTAATGCTCTGTAAAGTTTTTTCTGAAAATATTCAATATCAGCAAGTTCACCAAGATTTTGTCCTCCGGGAAGAGTAGTAATTTCAGTTCCTCTACCACCTTCTCTTCTGGGAAGCCAAAAATCTTCAAGCATACTCATAAACTTACGGTCATCACGAACCTCTCCAGTGTTCGCATCGTAAACTAACTTATTACGATAACGACTCATAACTTCTTTTAAATATTGCTCTGCTTTTACCTTCGGAAGATTTCCCACATCAATATAAAAAATTCTTCTTTCTGGTGCTCTTGATAGTCTATAAATTACGAGACTATCCTCAATCATTCTAAGTTGATTGAGTGCTTTAATCGCTTTATGAAGATATGAAAGAACGGTTCCTTTATTTCTATCTACAAGACCTGAATTACAATATGAAATAGAATCTTTAGCAATTTTTACTCCCTTTTTAGACCCACCACTAATTGTACCAGCTGGAAAGTTTGGAGTAGGAGTGTATATAAAATACTCTTCAATTTCTGGAAATTTATTTTCTTCTAATCCTTTGTTTATAGTAACATATCCGTTATTATTTTCTCTTTTTTCTTGTCGAATATGCTTTAATTTCATTGGATCAATATATCTCAATTCCTGAATGCCATCTTCAGGTTTTTTAAGATCTATAACTTTTAAATAATAAAGTCTTCCATCAATATACCAATTTCTAAAAATTTCATGGCATTTTCTATCAAAATCCATGATCTCTTTAATATACTTAAATTCTTCTCTAATAATTTCTTTTAATCTATCACTAGCATCTAAATTAGTTAATTCAATTTCTACAGGAGAATCATAAAGATCACTTACAATAGCTTCATTTACAACATCTTCAATGGCACCATCACATTCTGGGTGTAGTGCCATTTCACGATATCTACGAATTAAATCATATTCAGTCCTGTATACACCTTCAATGTCTACATATTGACCATAAAATCCTGATTGAATAAAATGATCAACCCCGTCCTCATTATTAGGAGGAACGGGGGAAACTATAGACTTAGATTTTTTATTATCATTTTCAATCGAAAAACCAAAAAGTTTCGCCATTTTATAAACTTAAACTGCTTGTATAATTTATTTAGTTAATGTTAATACCACCAGCATCAGGAGAATCTCCTTTAATTGCTTCCCACCAGAGAACTTGAAGTTCTACTTGAAATTCTTCAATACCAGATTGATCATAAGAAACTTGAATAGCATTTGTTGATGTTGGGAACAAATCATACATGTGATAAGCTCTCAAAGATTTTCCGTTTCTATCTAACTGATAAACATAAGCATCTGATGTATACGTTGATGGATTGGTAGTTCCACTTCCATCTGAAACACGATTCATTTTATTGATCCAATTTTCAAATGCAGATCTAATAGAAAAGTCTGCATCATTTATAATTGTTATTGTCCAACTTTCAAAAGACCTATCACCAGCAACTTTTAAAGTACGACCTCTAAATGGAACATCTAAAAAAGCAATTTGAGATGCTGGAAGAGCTGCTGCCTTAACTAAAAATCTAGATTTTTCTAAAACCCCATTGGCGGCTTTTGCAATATCTGGAAAAGTAAGTACCACTTCGAAAAGGTTACTTCTTGCTCCACCTCCAGTTAACTGACTTTTGAAGTCAGTAATTTTTCTAAGAGGAGGTGGATTAAATTGATTTCTTGTTGCCATTTTTGTTTAACCTCTAGATTAGAAATTTCCGATTACTTCTTCAAAAGCAACACCTGTTCTGGTGGCAATGAAGGTCAGACCAATGAAGTTGATACTTCTTGCTGGTTTAATATAGATGTCTGCAACGAACTCGTTTGCATCAATAATTGCTGGTGTGTTATTTGTTTCATCACAAATAACAACATAATCATAAATACCCCTCTTAGATTGAACATCTCTTAAGAATGGTTCAACAATATTGACAAAATTAGTTCTAGTTATTTCATCATTAAATTCAAATAATTGATCCTTAGCGGCAGCAGCAATAGCATTTTCTAAGTAAATAAAGAGTCTACGAACATTGATTCTATCAAAGGCAGACGATTTACCGTATCCAGTCTTATCACCAAAAAGAATAATACCTGCACCTGGAGAAACAATAACTGGATTGATTCTATTTGTGTAAAGTTTATCTCTTTGTTTTCTACCTGGATTATATGCTAGTTTGACAGAGTTTAAGATTGTACCTCGGCTAGTACCACCAGGAGAATACCATGGGAAATTATTTACATCATTTCTTGCACAACAACCAGCAATATCACCATTTAATGGAACATACCTAAAAGTATTATTAAATCTATCATACATGTATTTGTATCCACTATCAAAAACTGCGTATGAAGATGATGGTACAGGAGCATAAAAACTCACAACGTTATCTGTAATAGTATCAACGTCTCTGATGGTTGTTGCAGTTTGTGTAGAAGTATCCGTAATCGCAGATCCTCTATAGGGGGAAATGAATGCTACAGTATCCTTTCTTGCTTCTGCAACTGCTATCATCTTACTCGCCCATGCTTGGCAATCAGTTTTATCATACCCTGCAGATCCCATTAATAAGAAATCAATATCAATTTCATCTTCATTTAAAAATTCATCACATGCAGTAATTATGTCTCCCAATTCTACCTCTAGAGATCCTTCAGAAAGAATATCTGTACCACCGTCATAATTTCTACCACCAGTTAAAGGCATATCTAATGCTCCACAACAACCAAAAATAATGTCTTGAGTATTTTGATCCCAATCATTATCTGTTGATAATTCATAATTTTCAGATTCACTAAATCCAGTAGTTACAATTCCTACAGGAGTTGAACCTGCAAAAATGTATTGAGATGCTGTTGTTAAATATTTTCTCCAGTATGATGGACTACCGGAAGAATATAGTGCATCACTAGCTTTAGAAAGCGATAAATGCTTTTCTAAAATTGTACCGGAATTACCCGTTATTTTTCCTTCAGCATCAATAACTATAATATGAACCTCATCAAATCTAGAATTTCTTTCTGCAGCAAATTCTGAAGTTCCTGGTCTTGGTGCTAAAGCATTCCAATTTACTCTTGTTGGAGCATTATTTTTTGTTGTTTGAATTCCGATAATACAAGTTTGTTGATCAAACCAATCTAGTTCATTTGCATAAGATACACTTCCATAAGAAGATGTTGATCCAGTTGTGTGTATTGCTACAATTCCATTATCTGCAAAATTATATACACCTCTAAGCTGGTAATCAACAGGTCTTTCAGTTCCAGCAGCTGATACATGAGTAAGAAGTTTAACATCAACAGTGCTTGCACCTATTCCGGTAATTATTCCTTTTAAATAACCATCTAGGCGTTCTGTTGTACCTACTCCTGGAGAAAGGGTATTAATTGCTTGAGTTACTGCATAACCAACTTGAACAGGAGTGGAAACTATTGTTGTAGAATAAGAACCAAATGAAAGTTGAACATTATCCAGTGCAACTGCATTTAATGTTGATTTATTGAGGTATACTGTTCCTACTCCTATTGATGTAACAGTAGTTCCGGATCCAATTACTCCTGAAAGTATTTTAAGAGTTTGTCCAGATGCAATTCCTGTAGTTGTAATACCAGTTATTGTTGTTGTAGTGATTCCAAGATCACCATCTGATGCAGTTGCAACTCCAACAAACGCTGTTACTGATACTCCAGTTGTGTTAAAACCAGTTAAAATTTGATCAGCACGAGCATCAATCATGGCAACAGAAACACCATTTGCCCAAGATCCTGGATTTTGTGCCATTACAGTAACGTCTGTAAGTGGTGCATCCAAATATCCAAGTTCAGTATAATGCTCCAGACTTTTAACTTTAAGATCTGTCGCTTCACCATAAAATGCTGTTTTTAAATTCTCATCATCAGTTCTAACAATTTGCATTGTTCCACCATACGCCAAATATGATGATGCAACCATCCAATGCTCGTAATGTTTATTTACTGAATAAGGCTTTCCAAAAGTATTTAAAAGATCATTTTCATTTTCAATAAACTTTGGTTCAAGTACAGGGCCTCTGGCGAATGGTGCAACAAGTGCTCCGATAGAAGCTGATACTGGATCTATTCTTCCAATAGTTAAATCAACTTCTCTTATTAAAATTCCAGGAGATGCTAAATTTAGTGGCATCTTTATTCTCCGTGCTATCCAGAATTATCTAAAAATATTTATAAGTTCCTTCCTTTTAAAAACTACCTATATTCCCACATATAAGACCTGTCCCCATATTCATCAATATTCCATACTTCCATGGCATGATTATTTTTATCTGATCCAGCCCAAATCCACCTATCACCATTATTCTTATCGACAATCGTTTCAAATTCATCTAATCCATCTGATATAAATCCAAATGGGGACATATCCTGTTCGATTTGGTTTTTTTGTTCTTCATAAATTCTTTTGCGAACATCATTATCAGTCATTTCCTTAAAATAAGGTTGTGCGACTAACCAAGAAAAAATAACAAGACACATTGCCAAATCATCATTGCAACCTTCTTCTGCCTCAAAAGAATTATGTCTCTGTGCAAATGTTGTTAATTCTGATATGATATCATAATCAATTGTTATTAATTTATCATCTTCCATTAATGTTTTTAGATTAGAACATCCCAGTTTTTTAACTGCAGATGTCATTCTTATTCCAAGTTGAGATTTTCTACCACTAAATCCAGTTCCAACAATTTGTCCAGCACGTCCTCTCATAGCACACATGAGAACGTTATCATATTCTAAGTCAAAATGTAAGATGTTAGCAACTTGATCACCAATATCATTAACTTCAACTAATAACCAAGCATCATTATAACCTCTTGCCACTTCATTAATTATACTTGGAAATAACATTGGTTTTATTTCATTATTTCTATATTTTCCAACCACTTTATATGGAAAATTTGTAATATCAAAAACGACAAACGCTGAATAATCATTACCCATACCGCGAGCAACATCAACGGTCATCAAATAATTATGATCTTTTTTTGGATGTTCATAAATATCCATTCCTGCATTTCTTTTTATAGGATCCTCATAAACTAAGTTCCTAAGTTTTGATGGATTAATAAGAGTATTAACCGATCCTAAGAATTCACATTCAAACTCAACTTTAAATTGTTGTTCTGAAGTGTTAGCAATCGTCTGCTCCTTCCAGGCAGCGTCTCTACCAGGTACTTCCGACCAATGAACATCTGTAGGTACATATTCATTCTTGCCCCTTTCAGCGTCATGCCACATACGGTAGAAGTGGTTCATACCTCGTGGAGTAGAAACGATAATTACTTTCGTGCTCTGTCCAGAAGAAATAGTAGGATAAACAGAGGCAAAGAAGTCATCAGCAATGTGATTCGGGATGAAAGCGAACTCGTCAAGAAAGATGACATTATAGGATCCGCCTCGGACAGCAGATGAAGAAGTAGAGTTAGATGAAATTTTGGATCCATTTTCAAGTTCTAGACTACCTTTATTCCATGATATAATACCCTGTTGCATCCACTTTGGTAGATTCTCGTAAGCAAGTTGTAATCTTCCAAGCAAGTCTCTAGCAGTAGATGCTTTGTTTGCTAAAATAGCTATATTAACATTGTCGTTAAAGACGGCATAATGTAACAAATATGAAACACAAGTAGTAGATTTACCAGTCTGGCGGGGCATCTTGCAGATATTAAATCTGTTCTTATGAAAATTGTCAATTAATTTCTCTTGAAATGGATACATCTCAAAGGGCACTAAACCATGATCAAGAGAAACAATCTTGATATAGTTTCTAGCAAAATAAACAGGATCCTCTTTGCACTTTAAGAACTCAATAACTTGATCTTCAGTGAATTGAATTTGGGTATTCGCTTTTTTTAGATTGGGGTTACCAAGATATACATTATCACTCATAATAAATCACCTACTAATTTCTTCCCAGTCTAATGATGCAAAGACATCAGCACCAGCAGTATCAGATGCACATACCAGTGTCAATTCATAAGGAGTTCCAGTCAATCCATTTCTTTCTAACTGAAACTTAAATAATGCTTCTTTTAGAATATCAACACTTGCAGAAGATTGATTTGCTGATGTAAAGAAACCAGATGCTAAAATTCTTCCACCACTTACGGTTCCTCCATCAATTTTATATTCTACAGCACTATCTACACCTGCACTTACCCAAGTTCCGCCAGTAGTAGTTGCTGATGCTCTCAACTGCCAATTATATTGTGGACCATTTCCTGTTCCCATCAGTGATAGTGCGGTCATAATTACAATCGCATCTAATCTATTTGGAGAAGATTTGAGACGAATAGAAATGACAGGATAATAAGTTCCAGCAGGAGTTGGTAAATCTACTGGTGCTGTAATTGGTGTTTGAACTGCTTGTTGTAATCCACGCAATTCATAACCACCCTCTGAAATCACAGAAGAACAAACTTGTTTGAGTGTGCTGGAACTAGTTGTAATTCCAGTATTAGCAATCTCATATCTCAAAGGAAGTGATGCTGTTGTAATATAAGTTGATTGAATTAAGTTTGCGTGATGAAACGAATGAGCATGAATAAATTTTCCATCAATTATAAATCCCATTCTTACTGTGCCAAGACCTAACCACTCAATATCCATCCAAAGAATTTGTGCTTTGCTAATATCTAATGTAATACCAGAAACTCCTGTTCCATCTAATTTATCAATATTCCAATCAGATTGTGCAACAGCATTTTCAGTTCCTATAGATAAACTTCTTTCTACAAAATAAGGTGTTGTTCCATTAATCTCAAAATACATTCCATTGTCGGCACCAAAATATCCAACTCTTTGTCTTAAGTTTGTTTTTGGTGTTGCTGGAACAAAAGTATTCAATACAAGCAAAGATTTACCCGGTTGATATGAGAATGTTTTGGTAGTTTCTCTAATAACCGAATCACCACTTGTAGTTCCAATACCAATATTAACTAATCCTTGAGTTGTTACAAAACCAACAGTAGAACCAGTTCCTACAACCAAACTCTCCCAAAGATTATTGTCTCTATATCTGTGAGATGAATCAAATAGTGTAAGAGGATTTGATACTCTTGTTCTACCAAAAGCATCGGGATTTACACTCACCGGAAATCTATTGATATTATCAACAATTTTTCCATCCCTTGTTGCAGCGCCAAAAATCTCAAAAAGAGATCTTTCTTGATTTAGATAATCTTGAGTTTGTATATTCCACTGTGCCATTATTAGTCAGTCCAAGTTAATCTTTCTGGTTGATATCTTTGTGCGTTTTTGATTCTTGATGTATTTACCTGAGCAGGATAAACATTATGAACGATTGCTCCAGGATACTCTCCTTGAATTTGTTCTGCAAGTTCATTCTTAGGAAGCATTTTTCCTTCTATTTCCATACGATATAATTTTCCTTCCCAAACTACATCTGCAAAAAAAGATTCAGTTGCTTGTTCTGGTTGAGAACTCCCTACATTTAGGGTTCCATTGAAGTCTCCATTAATAGTAATACTTTCTGAAATAAATTGTTGAAAGGATTTCATTTTAGTTACAGTTCCAACGACGTAGGGCTTTGTTGATTCTTGAATCTGGATCTCTTGCAGTTTTTGCAGAGGTTAGTTTTTTCTTCATCCCAGACATACGACGACAGAATGAAGCACGGCGCTTTGCTCTTTTTCCCTTTGGTTTCTTTTCAGTTACTGCGGTTTGTAATTTTGAACCAGGATTCTCACGACGGTATGCTTTAACCGCAGCAGGACTTAATCCATCAGTTTTGTCTTGACGATTGACTTTTTGCCAATCTTCCGATAACCCAAAATCTGCTCTCCAATTAGAAAATTCTTCTTTTTTTACACAGTTTGGATATCTCTTTCCAAACATTGTCTTCATACCTTTTTTCTTATATCCATCCCAACACTTCTCATCAAGTTGATCACCTTCTGGTTCATAATGTGATATTTGCATTTCTTTTTTAATTTTTGCTTTTGCTTTTTTAACAAATCCAGAGAATTGTGGTAGTTGAGGTTCTTCTCCAGGTTTTCTTGGAATTGGTTCTTGTCCCTTTGGATATGATTGGACTCCACCACCTAATCCAGATCCTGGTTTTAATTTGACTGATGATCCAACGCTTTCATCCACATCTTTTATTGGATATGTTTTTGCTGCTTTTCTTAATATTTCTATTTTTGTTTTTGGATCAGATGGTACACCTGCAGCATTAACTAATCTTGAAAATTTATCATAAGGTCCTTCTAGTGGTTTTACTTGCTCTTTCATTTCACCACTATCAACATAATCTGCTGCTGAATCAAGATAATCTGCTGCCTTAGTTATCTTTGATTGAACCCAAGCTTCAATATTACCTTCACCTTTTACTTTTTTACGAAGTCTTTTTGCCGCTGAAATGATTGTAGAAATTTCAGATCTTGCCATTGAATGTTCATGATCTTTTGATTCTGGCATATTTCCTGGATGTGGAGTATTGGGTGTGTAGTCTTTTAATTTGATTGGCATAGAATACATGTCCCAAAACTTCTCACCATATTTACATTCTCTACGTGTCTCTTCTTTTTTACATTTTGGACAATATCTAATCATTTCTACAGATTCTCCCCAATTTGAAGCACCAACTTTACGACACTTAACTAATGCTCCAGAAGCATAAGCACTTGGCCAAACACTATATCTAGATTTAACTTTATGATAACAAGCGTCTTTACTACCACTACCTTTTCCAGGTTTGTCTTTTCTTGCTTCGTTAAGTTCCATTGATTCTTTAATTCCTGGTTCTGCCTTAATATAGTTAGGATCTTTTTTTCCTCTAGCGAAAGTTTTAACCATTGTTGGTTCTGCTGCTCCAGACTTTGACTGTTGATTTTTATCCTTTTCCCTTTTACGACGAACAGCAGATCTAATTAAAGATTTACCTTTTTTACCTTTTTTCTTCAATGCTTTAAGTCTTCCACTGCTAAAACACTTTGGTGTTTTAGTTTCACCAGGTTCATTTGCACATGGAGAACCATCTGCCTGAACCCAACCAGGTTTTCCATCTTTCGATTTAGAACCTTTAAACCAATGATGAAGAGTTCCTTCAGAAACATCCTTAAATTTTTTATGTTCTTTTTTAGCAGATAATTCCATTTTTTTCAATCTTGTATAATAATCTGGAATTTCATCTAAATGTTGGAGTGCAATATCAGTAGCAAGATCCTTATCCTTTGTGTGCTCATATTCAATGGGAATACCCATTTTAAGTTGATTAGATACAAAAGAAACTTCAAGACGATGTTTCTTTGCAATCTGCTCAACTGTTTTGTGGGACTTTATTTTATGCACACCAATAAAAATATTACTCTTTATTATTTAGAAAACCTTGTTTTAATAACTTAGACAATTCTGAAGTAGATCCAACAAATACAGCATTATTTGTAACATTATTAGTAGTTTTTACAGACTCGTCTTCAATATCTTTTAATTTTTTTTGAAGATCTATAAGTTTATCAGTAACATCACCAACACTTTTGATAAGTTGTCCTGCTACTTCATATGCTCTTGGACTTCCACCTTCACCGGCAAGTTCCATTATTCCATTAATTGCCTCTTGACCTTTTTCAATTAATGAATAAAGATTTGCTCTTGTGTATTCATAATCTTTTTGTATATCTACAGTAGATTGTGTGGTAGTTTTTAAATCATCACCCATAGAAACTGCCAATGGTTCTTCACAAATTTTAATTTCATTGGAAGTATTTAATGCATCATTTAATTGGTCAAAATTTTTGGAATTCATATTAATCAAATATCAATTTTTTGAACAGGACTATAAAGTTTGGCATCTCCGAAAAATTCCCAATTTTCATTGAATCCAAAATCATCATCTGGTTCGGCATCAATGGGATCTGGAGTAACGGTATACCTCATTTCTCTTCTTGCACTTTGTACATCTGTAGATGTATACATATCTACTTGAACTTTGCGAATAAGTCCGCTTGTACTGTCTGAAATTGGTCCGAAAAGATAAGTTTTTGCAGTAAATTGTAAAGTATATAATAATATTCTTCTTGTTGAAAAATCACCTTCATAATCGTCTCTAAATGAAATATCATCTAAAACAATTGGTATATCTTTTTTTTCTCCAATAGTATCAACCATATCTATTGTTACAGTAAATGCTGGTTGAAAAAATGGTAAAATTTGCTCCAAAATTTGAAGAACATCATCATTCAATTTTGACATGATATTTAATTCAAATCCAATATTATAAGGGACTGGCATATAAACTTTTTTAATATTGTTACCATCAGATGCCTTGAAAGATTGAGTTACCCCAGATTTTCTTGTAGAATCATATTTTATAGAGTTCATTTCAAAAGACATTCTTGGTAAAGTTATTGCAACAGGTTTGTTTAAATTTGCTTGTTGCTCTAATCTGGCAAGAAATTTTTGGGTAGGTCCATAAGCTAATGGCACTCTTAAATCACTATAATCATTTCCATCACCATCTTTATGTTTTATAGTTATATTATTAAATAAATTTCCAAAAGAAATAATTGTCTTTCTTATATTTTGGTGATAAAAATAATTTCCTAACATTAGTAGTTACCGAATAAATTAGACTCTGAAAAATCGACGATAGAATCTGACTCTTCTTGTATTTCGTCATTTTGTTCATATTTATCATATAAATCTGGAATTTCATACTTATGCAAAGGATATCTGGCAGATGATATCGAACCAACTATTATTTCCCCAGGAATAAAGTCTTTACTTGTTACTCCAACTTTTAATGTGTTAGTAAGTGAATCCCAAGACTTTACCCTACTCTTTGCTCCAGATTGCTCTCCAGTAACAACTTCATTGAAAATATAAGTATTGATTCCTACAAGTAATGGTGGATTTTGCATTGTTATACTGGGACTAGAAGTGTATCCAATTCCAGCATCAGAAATTAATACCCTACTAATAATTCCATTGGTATTTACAAATGCTTTAGCTTTAGCAGTAACTCCAATTCCAGGAATTGGAGCAGAAAAACTTACTAAAGGTGGGTTAACATATCCATCTCCAGGATTTGAAATAATAATACTACCAATACCTGAATATGTTTTTTCAATTATAGCTTTTGCTGTTGCTCCTATTCCTGTAGAACTTATTATAGTAACAGTTGGAGCAACTGTATATCCTGCTCCAGGATTTATTAATAAAATTTCTTTAACGGAACAAAAATTTCCTATACATGAAGTAATAGCTACAGCTTCTGCATTTACTCCTCCAACGGGAGCAGAAGATATTGCTACTGTTGGTGTGGTTTTATAATTATATCCATCATTAATAATATCTATTTTTCTAACATATCCAGAAACTGTTGAAGTTCCTACAATAGATACAGTCCCTACAGGAAATAGTTTAAGTGTTGTGATATATCCTTGATTTTCTAATGTCTTATCAATTTCTTCAACTGTTGTATTTAAATTATCCCATCCACCAACATTATCGGAATATTCAAACAACTCACAATTCAACTCATAAACATAATTTTTTCCCAATTGATAAAATGGTTTTTCATGCTCTACAAATTTTATTTCAAATAATCTTTTACCTAAAGGAAAATATATTAAATCACCTTCTCTTGGACGACTTGATACTATTATTTCATCAGAATCCATATCTGATAAAAATGGAACGATAAAATCATCAAATCTCTCTTTTGATATAATTAATGTTAATTCATCCTTTAAATTCATTCCAAATTTTGATAATATATCTCCAGACCCAGTATAACCATCAAAGTTACTTACATAAGCTTCTATAGAAAAATTCTGATTAAACTTTGAAGCGGTAACTTCCCTAAGAATTGTTTCTTTTTTAACAAATTTTTGAGGTATGTATGAAACTTCCACACCATAAATTTTTAATTGCTCATTAATTAGTTGTTGTATCAAGTTTTGTTCAGAATCAGAACCTTGTAAAAAAAATGGATTTAGTGCCATAATTATCCTATAAAATCATAAGGAGGTAACTCATATTCAGATGCCATTTTTTGTTTTAAATTATCAAGTTCCCTTTGAGCATCATCATAAAGTTCTCTACCATTTAATTCAACTCCACCAGGTAATTTAACACCTCTAAATTTAATCAAGTTTTGTCCCCACTGTCTTTTAATTAAAGATGTTAAGTATTGCTTTAAAAAACTATCATTATAAACTTTTGTGAAATCATTTGGGTCTAAAATTCTATAACAATCTATAACTAAAAAATTTCCAGCAGATTGTGCTCCCCATTCAATATCAAGATACATTCTATTTTGTCTTTTATTAAATCTTATTTGCTTATCTGTAGTGAGTAAAAAATCAATATCTTCTAAGTATGATTTAACCATAGCATATTGTAGTAACTCAACTGAGTTAAAATAATACAAATCATTTAGAAATAGTTGATATTTTATACTAAACATTCCACCTGATATTGAACTGGTATCAAATTTAAATACTTTTTCTATTCCAATTACTGAATCGGGAATTTGTATATAATTGGAAGTTTCGTAAAAATTAAAAGATCCAACACTAGAAGTTGCAGTACTAGTAACTATTCCAGAACCACTTGATCCTTTTGCTTTACCTCTATCAATATCACTTTGAGTTATTTGATATTTAAGATACATTCTTTCAACACCATCAAAATGGCGCTCATGAAAATATTGTAAAGCATCATCTACTAAATCATCTATTTGATCATCATCTACATTAATTTCTAAAACTGGAGCACCAAGTCTTCTTAAACAATAATCAATTAATTCTTGTCTTGTTGATGGTTTTGCCATAATACTAACTGTCTCTCGTTATACTTCTAGAAACTATTGCAAATCCTTCTGCCACTCTAGTTTTTTCTCCAGTGCTATTGTTAGTGATAATAATATCATACAAATATCTTCCAGACTTTAAGTTATTGGTTGAATTTGGACTTAATTCAATTTTTATAACTCCAGAGGACAATGGAGAAATTGCAGTAGAAATAAAATTTACATAAGAACTGCTCTGTGAGCTTTTTCTCAATTGAGAATTAATAGTATAATTTGTAAGATTTAAGTTAGTCCCATTATCATTAACAATAGAAAAAGTTTTAGTAAATGATGTGCCAGTATTTATTGATAAATTAACTACATATGGGGGTTTCATTTACTACTAAAGAAGTTGCTATAAGTTATTTATGTTATTCGAATAGTGATACAACTTCTTGTTGCTTCAAGTATAATTTAAGATATAATTTTGAAAAAATTTTCAATTCATCTTCGGATAATTCATCTATAACTCTACAATGTTTTTCATATTCAAATAATTTGTTTATGTCATTTAAACTAATGTCTTCTGGTTTCATTTAATAATTCCTTTAATAAACATTTAATTTCACTAACATCATTTTTTAAATTTTCAATTTCTTTTTTAGTATTCATTCTATTTGAAACTGCGCTTAAATATTGTTCATATTCTAAATTATTGCAATTTACTATTGCTCCAGTTTTTTCATCGCGGTATAAATTTGAATGTCCTTGTACAGATATTAAATCTTTCATATTATCCTAAAGCAATCGCTCTAATATCTTTTAGTCTTGGATATTTATCTTGTCTTGTACCTGACATAATTATTTTAATAGTAAATCCAATGAAAGGACCAACATTTGCTGCAGTATATTGATATTCTAAAAATTGATTATCCAAACTATCTGGAACAAATATATCAGGTAAACCATCATTCTTAGATTCATCAATTACATCCAAATATCCGTCCAAATTATTATCAGAGGTTAAATTATTATATCCTGGGAATAAATTAAATGAAGAATTGGATTGTTCTGAACTAGGTCTTATCAATGAATATAAGACTCTAATATCTGCTGAAGAATGACGATACGCTGATAAAAATATTTTAAGAGTATTTGATGGTTGTGTCAATCTAATCACTTTAGAAATATATGTTGCTGCATGAGGATCTTCTATTATTCCATTAACTCTTCCATCAGATGCAAAATCTGATATAGGTCTATTTAATCTGCAACTATCATATTCAGTAAAAGTAGTATCTAAGAAAATTATTGGAGATAAATTATAATTTGTAGTGGACATAACTATTGCAGTCGTCATAGATTTATTCCTTGGCATATTTCCTAGATATGTGTCGGAATTTACTTTAGATGCAATCAAACGTAAAGAGTTTAGTTTATTTGGAACATTTAATTCTATTGGTTCATATCCCAGATCAACAAATGATTCCTCATTTCCACTAGCACTTGTTCCACTTATCGTTCTTATTAATCCTCTTACTTTAGTAGATTCTCCTGGAAGTCCTATGTCATAATGGGGAATAATAGTATCATAAACTATATTTTCTGATGCATAAACTGAATTAGATCCAACACTTGTTTCCTCATTAAAACTTAGTAATGGATAAGTTCCATTATCCGAAGTTCTAGACTCTCCAATATTTTGATCATCAATAAGGCCACCACGATCTATTTGTATATAATATGAATCAAGATCTATTGAATTGTCTACTATATTGTGTTTAATGTTATTAATTCTTCTTAATGAAACTCCACTCAATTCATATTTGTAGACTAATGATCCTGACTGATGTTCTAAAGATATTGTATTATCTATTGATCTTTCTGATACTGTAATTGTACCTGATTCAGTTATTGCAGTGTATTCTAAAATCTCATTATTAATTAAAATATATCCAGGGTATGTTGGGCTAACATTTGCACCTTCAAATGTCTTGAATTTGGATACATCTCCAGAAGGAATATTTAAAGATGAATCTGTTATTGACATTGTAGAAGTTAATCTAGCACCTGCAGTATTTGGAAAAACACCTGTGATCTGAACAACATTATTTGCAGCATACATGCCATGAGTAAAATGATCAACTTTAAAATATGATCCATTATAAAATTCTCCACCATATTGAGAAGAAGATGTGATTGTTGCTATTGCAATCGGAGTTCTTGATCCCAAATTATTAAAGTATTCTATTTTAGAACCAGAACCAATAGTAAATCCATTGGCCTGAGCATTTGTTAAGTATAAAGTATCAACACTATATTCATTTGCAGATGATATTGTAATTTGTGCGTCTGTACCTTTGGCGGAATTGCTTGTTCCTGTTACTGTAGATGTAACAATTCCAACAACATCACCCACAGAATATCCAGATCCTGGATTGAGGATGGATACTGAAGATACTGATCCACTTGATCCTGCAGTTACTTGTAATTGAAGTCCAGTTCCATTTCCATTAATATTAAATGTTTGTACAGTAGAAATTCCAGAAGGATAATTATTTCCACCTGTAGTAATTGCAACATTTACAACAGAGCTTCCAGTACCCACAATATATGCATATCGATAAGTATCAATATTTTCAGATACTTTTCTTCCTGCTGTTAAAATACCAGTAATTGTTCCACTATCATGAATTGTATGTATGCCAACTCTTAATTTTCTGGGTAATGTTCTTATTGGATTTGATACTAATTTTCTAATATAAGTATTATTTTTATTTAAAGTTGGATTTTGGAAATAAGCTATTCCTTCTGAAGTATTGAATTTTGCCTTGTATAATTTAAATTTCATATCTTCATATTGATCTGCACTCCAAATAGAACCATTTTGTGATTTAAATAAACTACCTATAGCAAATTGGCGAGTGTATCTAACACTTTCTGAGTCGGGGAGATTTGCAGTATTAACTGTCTTTTCTCCCATACGAGCACACCATACCTCATATTGATCACTTTGAGGTGCTAACAATACAATAGAATATTCTTGATTTGGGGCTAAAAATATTGGATATGGAAATGTTACCTTTGTTGCAATGGATGCATCACTAGATACATTAATTTGATCTGGTCTTAAAGTAACTGAGTCTCCTATTACAACTAAACTGGGAGTATCATCTACAGGTCTTATTTGAACAGTTACTGGAGCATTATTAGAATCTTTTTTTGCAAAGAAAAGATCTATAGAAGTTAAAAACACACCATTAGCATCATCAAAGAATGAATTTAATCCTCGACCATTTCCAACTAAGAAACTTTGAGCTAAAGGGTCTGTTCTAATTTCATAAGTTATAAAGTTTCGTGTAATATTCCTTACATTTCTAGTAACATTAGTAACATTAGTAACATTAGTAGTATTTGTTATATTATTATTTGTTATATTGTTCGTGGTATTTGTAATATTATTTACGACTGGGGGAGGTAAATTTATACTAGTAATAGATTCACTTCTTGTTTCAGTCAAAGTTCTTGACATAATATTATTACTAGTTGTTAGACTAACATTAACTCTAGATATTCTAACAATATTTTGATAACTTTGTACCGAACCCTCTGCAGTATATGTAGTTTCTGCTGAAGAGACATCAGAGTTATTTAATAGTCCATTTTGATTGGTAGGACTAGAAGATAATCTAAAACTTTTAGTACCAGTTTTAAATCTAGATATTGGTGCTGGAATATTATTTGGATTTTGTATGAAAAATGATCCAATCAAATCTCCATAATTGTCAGTTACTAGTCTAATGTCTTTTACAAAAGCAATAGCGTTACTTGTTGCTCCAATTATGATTGAACCTGCCTTTATAAACCCAGAATAATCTCCTGATGCTTCTTCCGAAAGAGCAAAAGTATCTACATTTAATATTGGAGTTGAAGAACTGTATTGAGAGGGTAAAGATGTATCTCTTTGATATGGGTTTACTTGAAATGTCTGTGTAGGATTGTTGTGAGGACCAAACTTATGATTTGGTGCAGCAAGTCTAAATGTTAAAATAGGATCAGAAATATTAATATCTCTAGCAAAAACATAAACAACTTCTCCAACTCTAAAAGAACCGTCTGTACCTGGATTTAATAGATTTCTATCACTAGTAACTTCTATTAATTTTGGTACAATATCAATTGTACTTAAACCATCAAAAAATGGATAATATCTTGTAAATGATTTTAAGTTAGAAACTGAAAACTCAACATTTCTAGATCTAATATATTCTTCTAAATTACTTTCAACAAATGCTCTCTCTGTACTACTTGACTCTGAAGAATCTGAAGATGTGAAAGATTCAGATCTTGCAGGACGAGCATCACTTAAACTGAGACTTGTAAATGTATCAACAGAGGTGAGAGACCCAGTATTACCACCGCCACTAGTTCTTGCTCCAGAAGTATTATCAACACGATTTAACGTTAATCTTTCAGTTGTAACTTGACTTTGCAAATTTAAAGAATTATTTTGAACAATAACTCTATCAGGAAGTTCAACAGTTCTAATCCAGGTATCTCTAGTTGGATTTAACTTAATATCTCCAACATATTGTATAACATGGAATGGATTTACGTTATTGACTCTAGTTGCCAATGATTGCTCTATCCAAGGAATTTCATCATAATCTAAAGTGACTATTCTACCTCTTTTTTTAGTACGTACATCAGTTAAAACAAAATCTGTTGATAAATCTAAAGATTCGTTAGATATTGAATCAGTTGGAATTAACAAATTTTTTAAAGTATTTCTAGATTTTAAAGGTATTAACTCATTGTTTTCCTCATCTCTTTGCGACAAAGATAATGATAAATTTATAAATGAATCATCCTTTAAAGAGTCTGCAAAAAATCCTGTTTTAAATCTATCAATACCATCAGCATCTTTGATTTGCAATGTCTGAGTTTGCAATTCTAATAATGATAAAGAAGTTACTCTTTCCAAATTTTCTACTCTATTTTCAATTTTTCCAATATCCTTCATAGTATATCTTTTATTCTCTACCATAGTAACTTTAGCGTCACTAGGATCGTACAAATATGGAGGTAAATTTATTGATGCAATTTCTAATAATTCATCAGAAACTAAAGGTTCTGATGGTTTTAAAGATGAAACACCTTTTTTAATTGTAAATGCACCAAGACTGTCTAAACAAATCTTATCAATTCTACCCAAATATACGTTATATGATATCAAAGATGCTTCATTTGGTGTAATAATAACTTTTATAGAATTATCAAAATTTCTAGAAGAAAAACTAAAGGGTGATGATAAATTTCCACTAAAATATGAAACTCTTGGTCTAAAATCTAAAGTATCTGAAGATCTAATATTTAAATATCCAATTTTTGGAATATCTTTATTATAAGATTCAGAAGGATAACTTAAAATTGTGAATACATCTCCAATATCTGTTGAAGGAACATCAAAATAATCAAAAACAACTTTTAATCTTCTTGATGGTTCTGGTTGATTATTATTTCTTATTAACCTTGAATAATCGCAAAACTCATTTCTGTGTCCTTTATCAAGTTTAAATGCATAGGTAATATTTTTATATTTACCAAATGCAATTGATTCTATTGGTGCTGATATATTTGAAGATTCAAATGTTACATCTTCTCCAATTTCAAATTTATTTGCGTTTAAGTATATAAATTCTACAGTGTTTGATGATTTTCCAACAATTCTTCCTATAGCATTACTATTGGATCCTATTATATTTTCTCCAATTATGGAATTTGCATTAACACTATATAATGAAGAAAAATTCAAAGAATCGAAAGATGGAGATCCTTCATCTAATGATTCATAAACAGCTAAAACATTAGTTACATCTGGATATCTTAAACATATTTCATTATCTTGAACTCTAAGACCATAATATTGATTATAAGTTAATCCATCACCAATTGAAGAACTTGTATTTATTCCAGACTGGGGATACTTTGAAAGATTTACTTCTAAAATGTTGCTTTTTTTATAAATTTTTGTTTTACTTTGAATACCTGTTTTTATAAAAGTTCCATTTACTAAGGCAAGAGTTTTATTTTGTATACCAGTAAATGTAATTGTAGTATAATCAATATTAAAACTTACTTGATCATATCTTAATCTTTCTGTTGTACCATCGCTATAATGTATTGAATATTTTTCTACATCAAAGGTATCAAATTTTACTGCACCATAATTTTGAGGTAATGTAAAATCAGCAGTTGATAAACTTAGTGAATTGTTTGTTACTGTTGTATTAAGTATTGCTTGTGAACAAAAAGTTAGTTGAGATGTAGACAAGTCTACACTTTCTATATTTGTATTTGGTAATACTGAATACAAATAAGAAGAATTTTGATTGAGTATTTTTGATGTTCCACTTACAAGTCTAACTTTTACATCAGAGCTTGGCAACGCACCATCACATACTCCTTGAATTGTGGTAATACCAGCAACTGTAAATGATAATTGATTGGGAGATATACTAGTTACTACATTATATGTTTCCGTACTAAATCCAGATATAGAATATTTTATAATTGCTCCAGTAGTAATTCCACTAACTGGTTTATTTACTGGAGTTACCAAACCAGAAGAACTTATAGTAACTTCATCTAAAGTACTAAATCCTGGTGGAACAACTGAAGAAAGTTCTGCATCTGCAATAAAATCTACGCTAGATGAAGGATCATTTTGATAAACTGATTTAATATCAGATTCTTTATATTCCTTTACATTTGCAATTGATCTTGATATTGATGTAACACCATTTATAATTAAGGATTCATTCTTTAAAAATTTTCCAGATATTTGTCTAACACTAATATCTTTGTCCGTTGATCCTGAATTTACAACATATCCAATTGCACCACTACTGCTACCAGTTACTATAGATGATGCTGGTAATTCTGATGATGATATAGAATTATTTAATGTAAGTATTGTATAGAATTGTGGATCATAAAAATATAAATCCCACAATGAACTGGAACTAGAATATGGAGAATCTGTTAATCTAAAACAATAAACTCTAGCTTCTCCTACTTTAATTCCCTGTGGTGTAGATAAATCATTATTTCTTCTTTGATCGTAAAAAGATACTACAGAACGATTAATTGGAGCTCCATAGACATTATTAACTCTTATAATATTTCCCATTGTAAATGGGACGACAACATTGGAAATTTTTTCTACATCTCTTGGTTTGTCTACATCTAATATAGTAGTTCCTACTTTTGTAATATCATATCCTTTGACATATGCTTTTCCTGGGTCAATGGATATACACATTATGTCATCATTTGGTGTATTTCCTTCGTTAGTAAATTCATTACTTAAAAATAATCCATTATTTCCTAATAAATTATTTAAAGAATTATTTACTGAAACTTTAAAAGGAGTAACAGTATAATTGCCAGATTCATCGTAAGTTCTTTCTGCAATATAGTCTTTAATTTTATTATAATCTGTTTGAGTTTGTAATTTTTTCAAAAAACCATCTTCAACTCTCATTAATTCTATAAAATCAGTATCATTTTCATTATTAGTTAATGGTTTTTTTACTAATGTTAATTTTAAACTAAATCTATCTGCTCCAGGGGCTGCAAAATTAGTAAATCCTTTAGCGTTGTCATAAAGCGAAGAGTCTTCTTTTGCAGTTACTACAGATTCAGATACTCTAAAACCAACTCTATAAGATGGAGTGTTTGTATAATAATCTAAAATTAAAGTTTGTTTTGATACATTAACAAAAAATCCTCTAACAAAATAAGCACCATTATCTACAGATGCTGAAGAACCAACAGCAGTAGCGTTTTCTGAAATCAAAGATGCAAATGCTACACCATCAGCAATAACTACATTATTAATTCCATATGAAATTGGTTGTGTTGATAATAAAGATTCTCCGTCACTAAAACTAGATCTATCAAATTCAGAATTAGAGTCTAAGTATTTTACATATAATGTAATATATTCTACTTCTTCATTATTTGGAAAAACAACTTGTTTTACTACAGCACTAACACCAGACACCTCTCCTCTAATAACTGACCCTACATACTTTTCAATATATAAGGATATATCAACACCAAAAGAAAATTGATTTAATTTAACGGCACAATAATCTTGATCATAAGAAATTCCTGATACTAATGGAGATCCTTCTTTAATATAATTACTTCCAAAAGTTTCTATTTGATTTTGTAATATAGCCTGAACAGTGTTTAATTCTCTAGCTTGTACTGGTTTTCCTGGTTTGAATAAAACTTTATAAAAGTTTTTGTTCGCATCAAAGTCATCAAAATATGGATTTACGTTGAGATTAGTTTTTTGTGCCATTTTTAAAATTCTAGAATAATTTTAATATCTTCTTTTTGTCTAGAGTTCCTTTGTATTAAAGGTCTATTGTCTAGGTAAATAATATCTCCAGATGTTTTATTTATTTCAGGATTTGCCATGCCTCCAACAATACTAACATCTAATGATATTACTTTATTTTGAAATGTTGTTGTTATTCCAGTAAAAGAAGAATCTATTGAAGCAATAAAATTAGAACTGAGCCCCTTAATATTTCCAGATCCCACACTGGTACTAAATTGTAAAGTTGCATTACCTATTGAACTAACTCCAACATAATCTGTCTGATCATATAAACTGGGATTATAATAAAGAGAACGATCTCTAAAATATTTTAAAACATTTGTATCTTTATCAAATGATGCAACATAAGCAACAGATTTTGACCCATCTGACAATACTTGTTCTATTTTTTCTCCAATTTGTGGGTACTGTTGATTAGTTAATATTATTTTTAAAGATCCTAAAGCAGAAAATCTATCATCAGTATATAAATCAGTCGAACTATATTCTGTAGGATTTTTTATTATTCCTATCTCACAAAATTTAGTATCTGTGGGAAAATCTTTTACAGAATCATCAAATCTGGAATATAATAAAACTTTATCAGCTCCTAGTTCTGAATACAAATCATATCCATGACCCTTTGACGGTGGTATAATTGGAATTAGTTTTGCAGGATTTATAAGAGTATCTGATGACTGTAAAGGACCAAGATCTACCATTGCATAAGAATAACCACTTCCTCCTACAGTTACAGTTGTGTTTATAATTTCACCTTCTTCATTGGTTTCAATAAATACTCTTCCACCAGATCCATCCCCTACTATATTGACCTCTCCTGTATAATATCCAGAACCAGGATTATCAATATAAACAAATTTTATTTGATTATTATTGATAGTAGAATCGCCATTTTCTCTTACTGATACTATTTGAGGAAGAGTAGATGTAGACCAATTATTTGGTATAGGAATAAATTCGGTAGAATCAAATTTAATTATATCTCCTGGCGGAACAGTAAATAAATACTTCCAAACATAACCATCACCACTAACTCCAGCTTTTGATGGTTCTAAATCTGTAAATAGTGGTTGATCTTGAGATTGATTTCCAGTAGAATTTATTCCAGTCGATCCATTACTTATACATATATAAACTTGGTATTCACTGTTCATTACATAATAGTTTGAATCATATAATCTACTTCTATCTGTCACTCCAGTAGTATTTGAAACACTATAATCATGACGATACATGTCATATTTTACACCTTGACGCCATTCTATTTTTCTAATACATCTTCTTACATTTTCCGAGACAACTCTTTTTCCATATAACATAGTATTGCCATAATGTGGCAAATAATCAAAATTATCAGTTGGATTAGGTAAAACTGCATTTTGTGGATTTATTAAATCTGGTCCATCCCAATTTACATCTCTACCAAATCCCGGTGTATTGGGATTTGGTAGTCCAACAAAAATATAATAATAATCTTCTGCATTACTTATAGAATTGACAAAATTTGTCGTATTTATAATTCTAAATTGATCTGTAACAAAAGCCGCCATTTTGATAGATTTTTTTACTATTTATATTATGTTATTAAATCTTTTTTAAGAGCACCAGTATTTCTTAATCCATATCCTCTTCTTTGAATTGTTGGATATGTGGATAAACCAGAAGAAACATTATAAGAACTAATTGCTATAGATACTGGATTTGATGATCTACTAAATCCACTAATTTTTCCCCAAGAGAATTTGCCAATTTGCAATCCAGTTGTTGCAATTCCAACAATATTTGTTTCATTTGATACATTGCAACTAATTACCCTAGAAACATTGTTAAGATTTTGTATTCTATGAACATAGTAAATATTATCCAAATATTGTGTTGAAATACCTATTTTTATGTTTTCTGAACTATCAATAGAAGTAACACCACTACCAACTTTAGTATCAAAAACATAAATTGGATAACCAGTTTGTAATCCAGTATATTGATTGTTTGAAGTTTTTATTTCAAAAGTTATTGCTAAAGAAGTTCCAATACCTGCAGTAGTTCCAATACCAATTATAGATCCAGAAAAACCTTCAAAGACGTTTGCTCCTGTTATTTTTTCTGTCATAAATTTAGGATTACTGACCAATACCTGAGGTGGATTTGTATTAGTGTAACCAAATCCAGAATTTACTACGGATGCATTTTGTAATGAACCATTATTTACATTTATAGATAAGACAGCAGTTGTACCTACACCAACTCCAATTCCATAATATGGGTTTGAAATTTTAATAGTTGGTGCTTCAGTATATCCAAATCCAGGATTTACTATTGAAAGAGATTGTATAGTACCTGCTGAAGATACTATAGCTGTTACTATACCAGATAAAATAGATTCATACGAAGGTACTATGAGAATATCTGCTTTTTCTATTGGAAATTCTTCTTCATAGTTAAAAATAGAAATGTCATCAACAAATAATTGAGTATCTGTTGATGTAAAATCTTTAATTATCTTTGAAGTTGGATAAACTTGAGGTTCTATTGAATCTCTAGATTTTGAATATACAATATCATTTATTCTTAAGTCTTCTTTTTGTTTAATCCAGAATAAAGGTTTATAATTTTGATCATCAATGCCTTGCTCTGAATATATGTTGGTTTCCATTAAATCTGCAGATGGGAAATTAAATACTGTTCTTGTATTTTGAGTAACTGTGTTATTTAAATTGCCATTATTACTATAAATTTGTACAGTATCACCTATTTTAATTGTTTCATTAACTTCAATTCTTCTAGAATCTTGATTTCTTGTTCCAGCATAATAATATATTTCAACTAAATCATTTTCTTTTGGTGGAGATGTAAATCTTACTACAGAACCTCCATTGAATTCATATGAAATTTTAGGTTCTTGTAATATTCCATTTATGAAAATTACAAGTAAAGAATCAAAATCTATAAGTAGAGAATCTGGATTTTCTTGATTTTTTTGGAAACTTAAAAGTTCTCCATTATAATATAATGGATAATTTTGCCTCTTTCCATCTTGGAATCTTTTTATAGAATCTAACAAGTTAATCTCACCAAATTGCCATGAAGCAAAAGAATCATTATATATTTCTAAAACAAATAATCTAAATTCTTCAATAGGACTATTAAATCCTTTTGCAGTAACTAATCCAACGGGAGTAAATACATCTCCTCTTCTAAAATTATAACCAGGTCTAGTAATTTTAAAAGATCTGACTTGGAATAAAGTAGTACCAATACCAACTAAGTTATTATTATCTTCAAAGTAATATCCAAAATCAAAATTTATATTTGTAAATGCTACAGAATTCAATGATGATTTGTTTAAGTATACAGTACCAATTCCTATTGATTTTATTCTTGTGCCAGTTCCAATAACACTAGGAATAATTTTAATTGTATTTCCAATTCCAAGATTACTGGTATTAATTCCGGTAATTATTGTAGATGTTATACCTATGTTTCCAGTTTTTGAGTAATTTATATTAAAGAATGTATTATTTGGATTATCTTTAGGTCCTACTTCAACATTCATTAATAGACCAATACCCGTATCAGTTGTATTACCAATACCAAGTCTAGAAACACCTTTTATTGATAGATTTTCATAATTTGGTGTTGGTATTTTGATTATAGGATCTACATAATTTGTACCACCATTAATTATATTAAACGATAGAATTCCACCATCGTTGACTGTGGCAGTTATTTGAGCTCCACTACCAACCATAGATCCAACACCAACACTAATAGTATTTTCGGTATAAGAAATAATTGATGTAGGTATTCCAGCAATAGGATCTGTTGCTCTAGGGTATGCAATTTGATTAGTGTAATTATCAGACGAACAAGAAAATACTATAGATTCAGTATCAATGGTAATTTGATCACTTGTTGTTAAACCATGATCTTTAATTGTTAACGTTAAAATGCCTGTAGATGGACTATAAACTGCATATGAAGGGGTAAAAGAATCTCCAGAAGGATATTCTTGTACAGAATCTTGTTGAGAACTTACAAATTTATGAACATAATTTGCAGCATCATCTGATACCTCAACATTAATTTGTCCTCTGTATCCAGAACCAAATGATAATGTTTCATACCATGGATATATTGTTCCATAACCAACATAATAACCAGAAACAGTACTAGTTCCTACTTGAATTGAGAAAGAAGTTGTTCCAACACCAACAACATTAAAAGAATAATCGTCATTTGGGAAATATGAAACTATACCAGGATTAGATGAATAAGTAAATCCAAGTCCAACGAGTTTTACTTGATTTACTCCTCTAAGTGGATATGTAGATGGAGTATATACATTCATTATTCCTGTTATATTATTATAGGAAATAGTTGTAAATCCTATTTTACTTCCAGTTGTTGCAATTCCAACAATTCCTGAAATCGAACCGTTGTTATTTAAAACCGCTCTTACATTAGCACCAACAAGAGGAGCATATCCTAAACCAGAAGTTGAACCAAGAGAAACAATTATTCCACCTCTTGGAATTTGATTTTTGTTGACATCCGCTTCTGAAATGGTGATATTGTCCAGTTCATCTCTAATTCCACTAAAAACTACGCTACTGATACCAAGAGTTGTATTTTCAACAATTCTAAAATTATAATTAGTAATATTTTCCGTAAGTGGTGTTTGATAAATTCCATTAATTAATACAAATCCATTACCAGCAGTTGTACCAAGTCCAACTGTAGAAATACCTTGACGTTTCAAACTAAATGTTTGGGCAATACCAGTAAACTCTTCTGAAACATCATCAAAAATAAGATTAGTACTATAATCTTGTCTTAAAAACACTCTTCCTGTAAATTTTGCCCTTGCTCTAGGTAAATTTCTTTCATCATTAGTAACTAAATCAAAAACGTTACCTCTGGGGGGTTGTGTAAAATAAATTTGATCTTCGGATATATTATATGATCCTCTATACAGGTAAACGGGTGTTCCATCTGAATGTGTTGTTGCTGATGACCCAACAAATCCCCTCTCAACTTCAACAATATTTTTATCTCCACTATAAAATAATATTGGTCCTGTATTACTTGTTCCAATACCAACATTTAAAACTTTCATGTATTCATTGTCAATTTTAAGTAAATCAGTTGGTTTTACTGAACTTATTCCACTTAAAGTAAAGAATGTATTTGCTACTCCTATTTGCCCATTATTTCCCGAAAGATAATGAGTTACGTTTGAATAACGTATTGGATATTGTATTAAATTATTAAGAGTAATTATAGTTTTTTCATTTTTCTTTTCCATTTCAAACATGTGAGCATTACCCTCTCCCAAATTTGTAAAAACGACTCCTATACCAGATAAAGAATTTTGTTTATTAGAAGCTACTTTAAAATGATCATTATCAATCTTTATAGCATAAACTGTTGAAGGAAGTTTATTAGTAGAAATTCCATTTTCATCAACAGATGAAACTATTCCCATAGAACTTTGACCAACACCAATGTAAGTTGATTTTGGTTTGTAAAATAGTTTTTCTCCAGTGCTAAAGAAATGATTTGGAATTGTAAAAGTTCCTGTCTGGGAATTTAAAATATTTGAATCATTTGGATTAAAAGTTTTTGCAAAAATTGGATCATCTTTATAATATAATTTGAAATTAAGTCTATTGATTGATTTGGAATTTAAACCAATATATTTTGATACACCAAGGTCTTCATAAAGAGGTTTAATGTCCAAAGGTAAAGTACTATTAATTTCATCTAAAAATGTATAAAATACTTCATTATAATATTTAATTGAAATGTTTGATCCAACAAATCTTGCTTCTGGATAAAAATTGATATCAATTGTATCTGAATTTAATTTAGCACCAAAAGTTCCTATACCAATATTGTCGTCTGATAAAATCATTGGATATTCTACAAAATTACAATTTTGAGAATCTTGAATAAGTGCTAACTGATGTAATGAAAATGTATTACCGATACTAACATTAACAATAGATTTAATAGTAGAAAATAAATCTCTATCATAACTTACAATTGTTGATGCTGAAGAAACTACAATAGTATTAGAATCATAAATTACAGAACGTTCAGATTCATCTAACTGAAGGGAAGATTTGAATCTATATTTTTCCGAATTACTTGTATTATTAAATGCAATTGTTTTTATACTAACAGTTATGTCAGAGTCTAAAATTTTGTTAAGACAATTTAAACTAACAGTTCCATTAGAAACCGTCAAACCAAAAGATCCTATTGTTCCATAACTATCGGGTGCATCTTGAGAATTAAAATAATAATCAGAATAGTAAACATTTTGTACATCATTTATTGCATATAGTTCAACATATTCAGTATCAAATGTGTTTTGATTAAAAATATGAATTTCTGAATAAAATGCACTATAATTTGATGATGATAATGAAAGAATTGTACTAGTTGTATTTTTTGTTATGTTTAATACTTTATTTAATATATTAGAAGAACCTATTACTTTTGATGATTCTGCAGGTAATGATGTGGAAAATTCACTTTTTAAAATCTTAATTTCATAATCTATATCATAAGGATTTTCTGGTATAAATTCAATATAATAATTTCTAGATTCATCTATAGATGGAACTATATCAACAAATTTAGTGTCTTTATTCGACAAACTATTTTTTTCGAGATAATATACTTGATCCTTTTTCTTTATTGCAATGAATTCTGTAAATTGTAATTGATTTACATCATTAATTGAGGATGATTTTATTTGTATTCTAAATTTAGTGCAAAGTTGCCTTGGAGAAAGCACTGATATTATTTTTCTTAATGATTTTTGATCATCATCAGAACTTGAAAATTCGCCACTAATATCATCAATTTGCAAAACTCTGTTTGTATTAGATTCAAAATAATCTATTAATTTTAAATTTTTAAATTTTATTAAATTTGATTTATTATTAAAAATATTAAAGTCTTTTGTTAGATCAAAATTTTTAATAACATCAACTCTAGATTGTGAAATATAACTTGTAATTATATCAACATAAGATTCCGTGCTTATTCCCGCAGTAACTATTCCAATAGAAGATATTTGAGTATCTGCGAAATTTTTTGTACCTATTGCATGTACTGTAGAATTTACAACTGGAGATATTTCGTTCCAAGTTTTTACACTTTTTATGGTGTATGATAAATTTTGGTAATAGTCATTATCTGGAATAAGTTGAAGATCATTACTAGTTTGTCCAGTTTCCTTTTCCCATCCAAAAGATTTTTCATTTATTCCACTAGTAACAAAAGAAGAATTTAAATAATTTAAACTTTGAATTGTTGCTTTATAACCTTTTGAAGATCCTAAAATAACATCTCCTACAGATAATTTATATTTTCCAATATACTTTATATGATTCTTTTTAGATTTAGTTATTATTAAATCTGTTTTTACAATACTACCATCGTCATTTACTACTGAAAGATTTTCTCCAATAGAAAAAATTGCATATTCTTGTTCGGAAGAAAATATTGGATAATTTGATTTTTTTACTATCGATGGGAAAGTATCATTTTGGAAGGTAACTGCAACACCTGGATTTCCATATAATTCTGGTATTTTTAGGACTAATTTGCCAGGATTTGATCCTTGCTCATAATCAATAACTTTAAAAAATTGATATCCATGATTTCTTGAATTAAACCCTATTCCTGTTCCGGGAACATTTTCAATATTATCAACAAAAACATCTTCATTAATTTGGAAAGGATTTTGAATAAATCCTAAAATTGGAGTTTTTATTAAACATGTCATTATTCCTCCAGAAGATGAAGTTATTCTGTCAATTATAATTCCATTAGAATTATTTACAGCTTTTATTTCAACTGGATTAGATGGTAAACCATTAAATGGAATACTAATTAAAACACTATTTACATTAGAAGTCCCTGTCTTGCCACTCATTTGAGCAACTAATAACCCACCAAAAATTTCTTTCTTTGAATCACTATCAATTACAACTAATTCTGGAGGAGAAGGATAATTTTTTCCTCCATAAATTACATTCACTTTAGTTAAAACATTTGAATTTTCTATATCGGATCTAAATGGAGTATAAACTGCTGGCAATAAAGTACTATCAGAAGAATATTCAAATAAATTATTTTTTAATTTTATACTATTAAGAGCACCAATAGTATTGGACTCGGGAATTACATATAATCCATACCCAAATTTTGATGAAGAATTTTTATAATATGGTATATCAGAATAATTATTTCCTTTGTCAGTTATTATTACTTTACTTACTGGACCATCTGTTGTAGATGATGTCGTAGTGTATGATATATCAGTGCAATCTTCAAATAGGTATAAATCCTTTTCTGGAGTTTTATCTAAATTAATATCAAACGTTGTGTTAGTAACATTAAAAATATTATATTTTTTTGAATAAGAACTGTTAATAAAAGATATTTTTGATGAATTTGGTATAGTATCTATTGGATTAATATTCGCACCTTGTTTCTCTAAGGTATAATATAGTTCATTCGGTAAATTGTCATCATATTTTAAAGTATAAAATGCAGTCGTTGAAATTCCTACAGTACCTAAACCACTTAAAATGTAAGAATTATCATTCTTTTTAATAAAAGAGAATTCATTTTTAAAATCTTTGTCATAATATAATTTTAAATTATATCCTTCCAATGAAGAATCTGTTAAATCAAATATTAAGTTATCATTTTTAGTAACTTTTATTTCAGGATATACTAAATGCAACTCTTGTGTGCCAATTCCACTAGACCCAAAATTTACAAAAACTGGTGGTTGTGAGACAGAATCTGTATAAGTTTCCGAAAGTCTGATATTATTAGAATCAATTTTATTAACATAGTATAAATCTGTAGATAATCCACTTATTATCGAAGTTGAGATATAATAGACTGCATCACCCTCATTAAATCCATGATTAATAATATTTAATGTATCTTGTGATACATTAACATCACTTGAACTAAAATACAAAGATTTTGCTATTAGTGATTTTATTGAATCGATATATTTTAATTTAACAGGATTAGTTCCTATTCCAACAGTTTTATTTGATATTATATTAATTTCTATTAAATCATCATTTTTTAAATTATGTATAGTTGATATTGAAACAGTAGATACTAAATTTTCAACATTACATAATACTTCATTAAAAGTTGATTCTAATGAATATGTGTAAATATCAGAACCTGCATTTGTACCAGTGTCACTTGGAAAATATAATCCATTTGTATCAGATATTCTTGCTGGATTTGTTACAATACCTATCAAATCTTTACTTTTTGAAATAATATATACTGTTTCCTCTGATTGTCCAGCACCAAGTAAGTTAAATGGTGAACTATCAGGATTTAATTGTACTTGTATTGCAGCTGCACCAGTAACAGGTCTTTTCAATATAACTTTTTGATTTGTTTTAAACCCATGATTAGGTATATAAATTGATTGAGTAGGTATTGAAATATTTTGTGGTATTGTACCAATATAAAAAGACTTACTAGTGATCACACCAGAATAAGTTCCAATTCCTAAAGAAATTCTAGGATTAAAATATCTTGGATAATTTTCGGGTTCAGTTAATTTTGAAATTGATTCTTGTCCAATTATAACATCTGATAAAAATGTAACTAAAGATCCTTGTGTACTAAGTCCAGCAGAAGTATTTTTAACTCTTAATGTATTTAAATCATTAAAACAATTTAAAACAGTATAATAAACATTATAAGACTGTCCAATAATTTTTATAGAACTTCCTATTGATACTCTTGATGGTATACTTCTTACTATAATATCAGTAACTACTCCAACATTCGTATATTGATTATTTTGAGTTAGTGTAGTAGTAAAATTCTCAAATATTATATTATGAGTCTTATTAATAGATGAATATTCGGTGGATAAACCACTTATTTTAATTTTAGCATTATTTGGAATATCAAAATTCGGTAAATATTTGACATAAAATTGATCATTGCCATTACTGTAAAATTTAGCATTTTCAAAGATCTTAACCTTAGATTGTATAGATTCTATTTTTTTTCCTTCGATTTCACTAACATAAGCACTTAATCCGTATCCATTTTCACTATTGTCCTGCCCCTCAAAATATAATAAATCACCTACTTTGTATTTTTCTCCTTTATTTACAATTTTAATAGAATCTATATTTCCAGTTAATTTTGAATCAACTTCACAAATTTGTTGCAAAGATTGGTCAAAAAATTCATAATTTGCATATAAGTCTGAGGATTTATAAGGTAAGGTATTTCTAAGTAATTTGGAATTTCTAAAGTTATAATTTTGATTAAATTGTTGTGATATATTTTCACTAATAACACTAGATCTATATTTCAATCCAATAAAATATGGAAATACACCAATGTAATTAGTATTGGAATTGAGTATAGAAGTTGCAAAGTAAGCATAAACACCATCAGGAAAATCAGGAGTTTTACAAAATCTTCCATTATATTGATCTAGATCTCCATTATTCGAATAAATGTAATCATCTATAAAATATCCGAGAGGGAATAAATTAGTGCTCGGTCTATTTTCTACATTTGTTGATGAATATCCAGAAGTTAATAATTTTACTGGAGAGGAAGAATTTGTTGGATCTGAATAACCATAAGGACCATAAATTGGATTTCCATCATAAGACCATCCTATAATTTTAGAATGTTTTGCAGAATCTTCACCAAAAATAGTTTTCAATTTATCAAAATAACCAATTACAGTATATTGTAAATTGTTTTGTTTTGTTTTATATAATAAATCTGAAGATGGATCTCTATAATTTGATTTTTGACTACCATACTTATATGAATTATTTAAAGTTAAACTTCTAATTTTTGGATTAAGAGTGACATTTTTTCCTGTATTAACTACTCTTATAAAAGTATCTTCTGATTTATAATTATATCCTGAAGATAAAATAATAACCTTTGATATCTTACCATTTTTTATTTCACATCTCAATCTTGCTCCAACACCAGATTTAGTGTCAATTTTTAATTCTGGTACAGAATTGTAGTTAACACCAGCGTAAGAAATAATAACACTGGTAATTTTGCCCCCAGATATAACAGGTGTTACCTCACCATTTTGCCCATCTAAAATTTTTATATCTGGTTTAGACTCTAAATTTACCGTAGTTGACCCATAATTTGAACCTTTTTCATATAGATAGATATCACTTATTTTACCTCTTACGATGGGAGTTGCTGTTATTTCTTTTAGTTCTTGCCCATCTTGCAAGTACTTTACTGCTGCCGTTATTTTTGGATAACTAAAGTATTGGTATCCACTACCAGTACTCTTTAATTTTTCATATTTCTTTCTTAAATAATTTGTGTTATTTGTTCCACCAACACCAATATTACACAGTCTAAAAGAATCATTATTTACTCTCAATACTTGATATTGTACGGAAGTTGAGAGTCCTGTTATTGGAGATGTTTCATATTCATAAGTTACTACTTCACCAGTAGAAAATCCATGATTTGGAAAAGAAATAGTGTTAGAGTAAGTTGATATACCAGATTGTTTTACTATTAATTTTCTATTAGTAAATCCTTCCCCACCATTTAACACTTTAACAGAATCTAATACTGTTTTTGGTTCAGTTTTGAATTTATGAATACCAAAATTTCCAATAGTTGTAAATCCTACTGTGTTTATACCTGATCTAAAATCTGAAAGAGTCGGATAAAGTCTAACAGTTTTACTGTTAATTACTTTCACATAAAACGGAGTATTATTTCCTAAAAGATTTCCTGTACTTAAATTACTTCCTTGATAAGGTCCTATTCCTATTTTTTCATTATTAATATTATTAATATCGTAAATAACTTTTTGTCCATCAGTAAAGTTATGATCTGTTAAAAATGTTACAGTTTCAGAATCAATACTTAATCCACCACCTTCTTCTAGTATTCTTGCATCAAAAAATACTTCTCTGGATCTTTTTCTAATTACAGGTTCTGTGACAAGATTTTTGCCATTACCACCAGTTACAACAATATTAATTGGTTTTTTAATATCAAATTCTTGAGGATCGATTAAAATTTCTTGAATAGATCCTTCAAGTACAGGTTGAATTTTTGCAGATCCAGAAGAAAATACAAACCTTGGTGGATTAATTACATCATAATTTTCACCAGAATTTATAATTTGAACAGACTCTAATGGTCCATAATAAATTTTATCCTTTGATTTATAACTAAGAATTTCTACACCATTTGCAAGTATTCCAATTGTCTCTGTTCCAATATCTGTTCCAATCTCTTTTTGTTGATTCTTATTTAATTCAAATTTTTTAAAAATCTTTTGAGGATAGATTTTTTTATCATCTACTTGTTGAGAAATCAAAGTAAAACTGTGCTCACTTTGAACTATTGAAGTATAAGACTGTGACCCAATATATACAAATTTATCTAAATCTATAGATGATTTTGAAATATATAACTTGATTTTTTTGTAATCACTAGAGACTTTAACGTAATAGTATCCTTTTTCTAGTCCCTCTATTGGATTGTTTTCATAGTTATAATAAACTCTATCACCAGTTATAATAGATAATTCAGTGTCAAATTCTAAACTAGAATATTTTTTTTCTATACCATTAAAATCTACCAAAAACTTTGGAAAATATTCAAATATATTAGCATCTATTTCATAAGATGGTAGTGAATTGGATGCTACATAAAGATTATCATCATCTTCACTGTATAAATTTGTTACATCAGAAGTAATGTCTTTATATTTTAATGGTATTAATGAACTAGAAGCAAACACAATTTTTCTTCTAATATCATACTGCTTCAAAGAATTCAAATCTAATAAATTCTTATTAAATTGTATTCTTCCAATATTAACATCAATAGATTCTATTCTTACATTACTTAAGGACTCTACTTTGATATCAGATACTACACCAGTTGTTGTTCTTTCTAAAAATTCTACATAGTCACCCACTTTTAATGATGATGGTTCTATTTTACTCAAAGTTGTAGCTGTATTTGAATTTCTATCAAATTGATACAATTTATATCTACAACTAGTGTTATAAATTAAACTATTTGATAAAATTTCTTTATTAGATTTGTTATTTTGTGGATTTTCAATAAAAGTTCCTAGATTTTTTACATATATACTCTCACCTTCATCAAATGGATAATTATTTTTTTGATCAGTTTGTAGTGATACTCCAGATATTACGTTAATTAAACGGAAAATAAGTTTATTATCTTCAGTTTGAATTCCACCTTGATAACCATAATATGTGTCATTGGAAACTATAATAGATTTTTTTGGTATATCGAGATCTATATAAGTTTTATTTTCTGTATAACATCCAAATAATTGATTTACGCTTTTTTCTGTGTAAAAAATTTCATTATTATTATAGTAAACACTTCCAGATTTTGGAAAATTAATAGTAGAATCTAAAGTGATAGTATTTGCATTGTCTGAAGATAATATAGAATGAACTATTTTGCTAGAGGAAGTTGGAATAAATTCCCCAGAACTTTCACTATTACTTTCATCATATCCAATGAATATTAAAAATTTATAGTATATTTTATTATTTCTTGTGAATATTTCTATATCTGAAATGGAACCAAAAGTTAAAGGATCATTTGATTTATAAATTTGATTTCCAAGTAAAAGAGAAGGATCTTTGTCTACTGACAAATTTTCAAGTAATAATTCTTTTCTTCTAATATGTTCTCCATCAGATGGTTTAATTAAAAAAGTTTCAAGATCAATAATACTTGGTTTTATTCCATATAAAGCATTAAATAGTATTCTAAAAGATTCTTTAGTTCCTTTTGTTTGATATAATGACTTACTATTTTTGAGAAAATTATTTACATTTAAATCTGCATCTAAACTTATTTTTGATAATTCCGGCAATAAAGTATACTTAATCTTACTATAAAATTCTTGTAAGAATAATACACTTAAATTTTTTACAGATGATCCTGTTAAATGGGAGGATGCCAAAGAAGAATCGAAAATTAATTCTTGGGCATATTGTTTAATCCCACTAAATCCACGAATACAATCAATAAAAGAATTTGAAGTTTTTTCTTTATATGTAATAATTTCGTCACCAATTTCAATTAATCCATAAGAATTTGGAAATCCTTTAGTACTTTCAACTTTTATAGTTGTACTATTTGAAGTTATATTTTCCGATAATATCGTTTTTCCATCAATTATATCTGGCGTTAAATTATCTAGTTTTAGATACTCGTCTATGTTATCTAAAATGTTTACAGAAGAACTTTGATATTCTTGAGAAATATAATACTGTTTTAAAAATTCAACAAATTTTGGATTTTCGTCCAATATGAATTCTGGAACTTGATTTTGAACAAGTTCTTGAATTTTTATCTTATTTTCAAACCCTGTCTGTATCATAATTCCCTTATTAATGTACCATTTGAGTAACTTGAAGCATAGTAATCATTGGAAAATAGTATTCCAGATGAACTTTCACCAGAAGAGATTACATCTCTAATCATATTTATTTTACTTTTTGAAATGTCTAAAGAAAGATAAAGATCCTTAAGAGCAATAACATCATTTGATTCCGGATATGCCTGAATCTCTATTACACTATTTGGTAATTGAGTTTCTGTAATTTTTATATTGTTAAGTCTAATTTCTCCAGTTTCATAATCAACTCTTCCTGCAGATTTAACAACAACTTCTGGAGAAACTAAGGAAGAGAAAGATAACTTTATTCCACTAAGAGTACCCATTTTTAGATCCTCGTCTGGAATATCTGTCAAATAAAGATACTCACTATCTGTAGAAATTTTAAATCCCGTTGATTTTATATTACCTCCTTCTTTTCTCACATGAAATTTATTTCCATAACACAATTCATATTCTGCAAATTCATTTAATAATGCATTCAAATTTCTTCTAATAATAACTTTGGTTATGTTTGAAGTAATTGCTACATCAGAATTATCAATGATATTCAATAATTTACTATATTTAAATCTTCCACCAAATTTATTTAAATCTAAAGAATCTGAATATGTTAAGAGTGAATTATTTACTTTTGTTTTTAATAACTCCACTCCAGAAGATCTATTAGGATTATAATAAATTGAGGAATCCAATTCAATATACAAAACTTTAATATCAACTATCTTTTGATTTATTCCTGCGATTGTATAATTTTTTAACTTTGATATAATTTGATTTTTATCAAATTGTGAAAGATATAATCCATTTTTTGGTTTTACTGATATTGTTATAGATCCATACTCTGGTGGATCCAATTCTTCACCTCCAACAACTGTTACTACTTCCGAATTTGGATAAATTAAAGTTTTTATAATAGATTCATAATCTGATGCTGTAACAGCTCTATATTGAGATGAGTACAGTCTTGGAGCAAAATATTTAATAGAATCAACTGTTTCTATATTTGATCCATTTTTCGAAGACTGGTTAGTTGTAACTGTTATAGTATTAGAAGGTACTAGTAAATTATCATTAGAATCAAAGAGTAACCCAGCAAATGAAAATTCTGATGCACCATTACCATCTTTGCCGTCTGTTACGATGTAGTCTACAGTAATTACAGAACCATTTTCTAATTTTTTACCAAATCTTCCGTCACCAAATAATAATTCATATTTTTCATCTTTTACTTCTTGAATTAAAAATATTTCAGATTCTTCATCAATTGTTATAATATTATCTACAAGAGAATAATTTTTACCAATTCCAACATCACTTGAACCTTTGACGTGAACTTTAATTGTACTACTATCTACAAAAGAATTTGGGAGTATAAATCTTTGATCAAGAGATGCATCTACATCAAAAGTGGTTCTTAAATATCTACCTTGATTTATCTCTATATTCGAAAATGATGCTACATTATTTTTTACTTTTGCCGTAATTGGTTCAGTTATTGAAAATACATAAGAAGAATCATCTACACTACCAACACAAACTAATTCTGGTTGTAAGGTTATAGTGGGAGTATTTGAAGTGGTTTCAACATTAAATGAAACAACCGCTTTAGAACATTTTCTTGATCTTGGTACATATCCAATATTTCTTGCAAGAGATACTACGTTTTCTCTTAGAGTCGCAGAATCTAAAAATACTTCATTTGCAAGTAAATTAGAATTAAAGGCACTAATATAGGTATTATAGGCTAGAGTATCTATTAATACTGAAAAATTAGATCCTTCAAAATCAAAATCGGTAAAATTTGAATTTGCTCTAAGATAATCTTTTATAGAAGTCTTTATCTGATCGAAATCTAGATTTGTAAATTGCGTAAAAGGCATTTTATCTCGTTGCCTCTAAAATAAACGTAAATTCTTGAATTGGTACTTGTTGACCTATGATATTAAAAATAACAGTTATTTCTAATGAATTATCATCAAAATTATCTTCAATCAATATTTGAACATTTTCAACTCTTGGTTCATACTCTAAAATAGATGTTTTAATCTGTTCTTCAATAATTGCTAATACTGCATAATCAATATTTTCAAAGAGACTAGACCTTGCTTCAGATCCAAAATCGGGATTAAAAAATCTTTCAGTTGGTATAGTCTCTACAATATTACGTACTGAACGAATAATCGCTCTTTCATTTTTTAAAATAGGCAAATCTTTGGTTACAGGATGTGGTTCAAATGATAAACTAATATCTTTAAATTCTCTGGATATCCTTGTAATTGAATTGGTTGCCATTGAATATTAATTTTTTTCTTCAATTATTTATGGTTATTCCCAAGAAATTCCATAATTAGGTTCTGTTCCATAATCCCAATCATCATAATCATTTGAATTGCGAATTTTTTTGTGCATTTCTGACTGCTCTTTTAGATAATGTTTGTTTTTTGGAACATCATCGTGCATAATTTCTTGAATTACCTTTGGTTTTTTGTTTAAACTACCATAATCAGTTGTTAATGATGTGGTTCCCCACATCTGATACATGTAATTTTCGTCTCTATCAACTGGTAAATTTGACATTTTAGCTCCTGTTTTAATGAATAAAACAGAACTTTTATAAAGGAGGTTGCTATCTCCTTATTTTTATTTAACGATTTAGTTCTCTGATGTTATAATTGTCAGAATTTAGGTATTTTAAGAGTTCAAGAGCAATTAGACGAGGATTTCCATCACCACATGTATAAACATCAATTGCAAGACATCTATTTTCAGGCCATGTATGACAAGAAACATGACTTTCTGCAAGTGCAATGACGATTGTACAACCCTGAGGAACAAAACAATGAGAAAAAACATTCAAAATCGTCATTTTTGCACGATTTATACCACTAATCATGACATTTTGAAGAGCATTGCTATCATTGATTAGTGAATAATTAACATCATACACCTCTAAAAGAAGATGATTTCCCATTGAGAACTGTTTCAATTCAGTATCGTGCAAAAAATTTATTTATTTCTATTTTAGATCAGTAATTTCATATATGTAATGATCAGAAGTCTCCAATTTTCTTTTGTTTTCTACAGAATATATTGTCATATCAATTTCATATCCTGGATTTTTATCAATTCTGTTAAATGTCCAAGCATTGTCATACCAAATAATACGATTGTTTGGATATGCATAATAATTTCCAGTCTCAACCTTGAATAAATGAGCGCATTTGTGCTCTGGTGTCTCAGAAAAGTTTAAGTCTGGTATTCCTTTATTCTCCCAAGACCAATCGAGAGTGAACATATAAGTTCCGAGAACTTTTTTTCCATCTGGGCGAATTAATTCTGCTTGTAATCCAGAAAGACGTGATCTTTTTTGTACATCAATATATGGTGAAAAACAGTCCCAATACATAATGTCTTCAAGTGGTTCAATCAGAGCATCAGGTTTCCAGCAAAAAGCGTGAAGTGGCCTTCTGGTCCAATTCACGCCATTTTCAAGAAACGCCTCAAACAAAGGCACTCTTTTTTCGATACTTGCAACAGAATGTACATCACATTTGGTTACTTCACCATGTCCTTTTTGATGATTGAAAAGAAACTCATTACGAATGTAACAAGACCAATCTGGAAGACTATGGTTTAAGTATGCCATTATCCTTTTCCTTGACCCCTATATTTCTTACGTGCTTTATTACGAGAAGACGCAGCGTACTTAGTACCTCCACCATCTCCTTGGCGAGACTTTTTAGGCGGCCCTGGAATATAAGAACTATTTTTATTTAAACCACCTTTTGCTTTCACTGCCATAAGACTCAATCTCCTTTTACAATTTCAGTGTGTATTTCATGAGGTGCAGGAGTTCCTTTTTCATAGAACTCCTGTGCCAAATCTATCATCACATCCAAATAATCTTCTTCCGAAAGATCACAATAAATTTTACGACCATTGCAGTAGATGTTATATTTTTCGTGATTGTTTGTCATAAAATCAAATGACTCTTGTTTTTTCGTGACCAACTCTGATACGAGGATCACACCAAATTTCAAATCCTGCTTCCTTTGCGTCCAGACAGAATGACACATCTTCTCCGCACATATCTTGCACTTCTCCAGATTCGAAAACCTGCATCTTTGGTGCAAACCATGGATACTTCATTTCTGGATGTTCAAATACACCCTTCTTGATCATTAACCAACCAAATCCAGCATAGTCTACTGTAAATGGTTTGCGTCTTTTGGCAATGCTTTCCAGTGTCTCATGATTCATGACTCCACCATTCGATCGGAAATCATCTTCTTCCATCCAGTGTGCGACTGATGTTGTATGTCCATCTTCGGTGCAATACCAACCACTTGCAATGTCTTTATCCATGAGGATTAATTGCCAAAATTTTTCAGTGTTGAAAATAATATCGGAATCGATCCAAATTTGCCAATCGTAATTTAGTTTACCATCCCAAGGAAGTTGATCAGGTCCTCTTAATACGTTTGCTCCAAGACATTTACATCTTGCAAAATTAACCATGGATGAATAATCTTGTGAGATTTGAATGCTTGCTCCTGCCTGCACAAGATCGAAACAAAGTTGCACAAAGTTCTTTAAGTAAGCGTATGAAACTCCTCTTCCGGGTAAACAAAAGACAATGGATTTTCCTTTTACCATTTCTTTTGCTAATTCATAATCCCATTCTTGTGTTGTTTGAGATGGAATTGGTGCTTTTGCTTTTACAGTAAATCCTTTAGACATAATTGAATAATTTTTACTTCAGTATCATACCAGTTATATAGCACTTTGTCAATGAGATGAATTTAGTGCAAGATCTTTTGATTTAATAACTTTTTCATAGGAAAGATCATTTTTCTTCGAATCATCTGTGATTGAAAGAAACTCCGAGATCATTTTCCAAGTCAAATTAAATTCATCTTCAGGTAATGAATGGTAGATGCACTTATTTCTTAAGTATATGTGATAGAGTGTTTCAGTCATTTTCTTTTTCTGTAAGTATAATTTCGTTTCCATCAATTGTAAACTGTATTTCAGTATCTTCATACCACGAAAGTTCATTAATAATCCATTCAGGTATTCTAATATAATATTCACCATTTATTGGATCGACTTCTAGGGGTCTAAAATTTTCTGAGGAATTTTTTTTCATGTAGGGGAGTTCATTTTTCAATTTTATATAGGGATTTTTTGTTTTTGGTTGGTGATGTTTTTTTTTGAAGTAATATGCGTCTTATATTTACTTCCGGAATTTTTTGTTTTTTGAAGTATTGTTTGCCTTATATTTACTTTTATAGATTGGCAAGGTTCCTTGGCTTATTATACGCCCCCCATGAACCCCCCGCATCCGCCATCGCGGCGGATTAGGACTGCCAAACACGCATAACGCCCCACGAATAGGGCGGCAGAGTATAAACAACTGCCGCCCACTAATTATACCTTACAGACCAAACTTCTCCCTGCAGATAGGACCGATTCCCAACTCGATTGAGAGGGCATTGGTTAACTCACGCCCGCAGCATGAGCACGAACCAGTCTGCTGCCCGTAGAGTTTGGCAGCAGCGTAAGGATCAGCGGCAACGGATTGCACCTTCTGAATGAACTCTACCTCACCCAGATTTGTCTCATTGGATGTGATCCA